CATTACCATATTTTTTTACTTTACCTGATAATTCATTATAAATCCTATCAGCCTTATTTTCACTCAACTGCTCACTAACTTTATTAGGTTCTTTCAAGCACAATATAAACTGACTTTGAGGCTCACCCCTATTTGAAAACTTATCATACAACCATAAACTAAAATTATTCTGCAAATATTTTTTATCAAAAGGCATTCTTGATTCATCAAACATCAACCTGAAATTCTGCACCGCAGTAAACATCAATTTTTGAACCTTATTCCAATCACCTTTTACTTCTTTTATCGTTTCCCTATATCCCGAAACATCAAATTGCTTATTATTTAAAAACTTTTCTGATAATGGATAAATTCTTGAGTTTATAAAATTGCCATTAAAAATATCCTGCACTGTTTTACACATAAAAATATAGGTTTTTGTTTTCTTGCCATCTTTCCTATCTTCAGGTAACTGATTCGCAAATAAATCTCTATTTTTCTTTATGATTTTCGTAACTAGACGCTCTGATTCTTCTGAATAACCTTTTCTTTCCTCAATTTCAATTGGGTCAAATAACATTTTATCTTCCTCACTACCCACATAATTATAGGAATTTATCTTACAATTCTTGTAATCGGATATAACATCTAACCAATCATTCTTAAAATCACCCAATTCATTTTCATCTGCTAAACACTTTTCAACAATATCCCAATTAAAACAATAAAATACTTTTCTATCAGTTGTCTCAACCTGATTCTTAATTATTCCGCAACTTTTCAATAAAGCAAATTTACGATTGACCGTCACATAATTTATTACCGAATCTAACAACTTAGTGATGTATTGTTGTGAAATATAAAAATATATTTCACCCTTAATAACTTTATATTGAGGATGCTTTTTGGCAAAAATCCAATTGAAAATTGTATCAATCAAAATTAAAGTGCCTGCATCGTTTAAGTTATTTTGAACTAAAAAATCTTTATCATAATACTTAAAAACTGACATTAATCACCACCCTTAATAATAAAGTTCATCAGGAATATTTACATCAGGAACATTTATATTTCTCTTCCAAAATTCTTCAACTTTATCCCCACACAAATTATTATCCAAACCTTCTCTTAATTTACCAATTAACCGATTAATGCCCGCTTTTTCAGAATCAATGCCGTCTTTAATATATTCCATACATGGGTTATCAACAGACAACACACAATCATTAAGAGCCTTCTTGAGCAAATCAAGTATATAAAAAACCTGACCAAGTGATAAATCATACTTAATTTCTGAACCATACAATTTATTCAACCAAAATTCATTTGATTGTTTTAATTTTGTTGAACGTTCTTTTTCACAATAATATTTATATTGTCTATTAAAATCCGCATCGAAAGGCGGTTTTAATTTTTCATCTGATAATTTTTTATATTTTTTCATAAAAACCCCTTAAAATAAAAAAAAAAAACCTTTCAAAAACCCAAACTCTAAAAAATAGAGTTTTACCACCTAAGTTTTTGAAAGGTTCAAATTAATTCAAGGAACTAATAATACGGTGGTATTTTATTATTAGTTCCTTGAACTAATTTAATTATATAAACTTTGAATAAAATGTAAAGCATTTCTTCAAAAATATTTGAAAAAAAAAATATTTTGCAATTTTCAATTGCTTATATTATATAATACTTTAGTATTATATAATATATATTAATATAATTGTTTATAAACTTTATAATTACACTTCAAAATCTATAATTAAATTAGAGGTTAAAAAATGAAAAAATCTGAAATTACAGTAACTATGCCAATTAGTGCTTATGAAGAACTTATGGGAATAAAAACTAAACATGAAAATCTAACCAAGCAACTTTCAGAATGTTATGATACAACCAATTTCAAATTAAATCCTGCTGAACCTATCAGATTTGATTATGAAAAGGCTGAAAAAATTGCAAAAGAATTCCTGCCATATTCTTGCAAAGATGCTAGAATTTGTTTCTGATTTACTATAATTAAATTAGTAGTTCTGTATAGAATGAACATTATAAGCAAGATGGTGACTAGCCTGCAATTTGGATAAATCGGCTAGTCACCTTTTTTTATATCATTTCAGAAATTACCTTAATCTCATCTTCATAAGATTTTAATTTCATTTTTTCTTCACCACCAGGTAACTTTGAATAGGCTTTCTTTATCAGCAAGTTAGCGTGTTTTAGTTCATCACTAGCCATTTCTTTATATGTGGAATCCTGAGTTTCAGAATATTTTTGCAGGTATTTCTTAGCACCGCTCAATTCCTCATCAATATCATCTACAGATTTGTGCTCGGATGCAGGAGCAGGAGATTCCCCGCATTCGCTCATTTCATTCAGAATATTCCACATCAAGCCTAAATTCAAAGCAGTAAGGAATTCACTTGAATTCGGATTATAACTGCTGAAATCAACGTTTTTCAGTACAGTTTTGAAATCGTTTAAGACTTCATCTTTAATACTTAAATCCATGTGCATTTTCCTTTTCTTTGTATTTTTCATGGAGTTTATCATCAACAACGTGCATATCCAAAGTTAGCCAATCAGATTCATTAAATCTTTTTAGCAATCTGCCAACCTTTTCATAATCACACATTATCTTGCACATTGCTTTTTTGATTATGTGGGAATTCATACCAATCAGTTCATAATATTCCTGATTGTAAGTTCCTAACTCATGAATGGTATCAAGCAACGCTTTATCCCAAGATTTTAAGTGTTCCTCCATGCTTGCAGGTGAATAGGTAATTTCATAATCCTTAAATGTTGGTGCAATGCGGAATTTATCATACAACTCGTTAGCAAGGCAAAGTTTCATTTCATGAAATTGTCTTGAACGGTATCTATGCCATCTTTTGAATCCGTTGTAACCTAATACCTGCATTTTGCTCATTGCAATCATATTAAGTTTACAATGGGTAGTAAGAATTCTTGCAATGGATTCATAAAGACTAGCAACTGATTCAGCCATTGATTTTCCTGATTTTTCACCAAGATTATAACTGAGTTCCATGTCTGCCTCCTAAATAACTCACACTTTCAGGAAGTGAGCAGGGTCATTGAAAAATCTAACTTTCAGCAATGTTCTACTTCTTAAAGCACAACAAGGTCGCCAATAATCAGCATTTCTATTAAAGATAGTATAAGTTGTTGTACCATCAGTAACGTTTATCTGAGTTCCATTTGTGCCTGCGGGAATTGTCTGAAACAATCCTAAGCAATAACAATTACCATCTGTAAAAATTGTTCCTGCGGGAACGGTGATTGTTGTTATACCACCGCTAGTTGTAATGCTAGATATTGGAATTAAATTAGGGCAAGTTCTGCATTTACAAGCCATATTAAGCCTCCGTATAAAAAATAAAGGGCAAGTTGCCTTGCCCTTATATATCAACGTTGAATAGTTCAACGGAAATCTTCAACCTTAAATAAGGGAAATTCAGTTGTTAAGTAATTCTTTACAACTGATTAAGCCATGCAACCGCATCCACCACAATTACAGAATGGACTTGTGCCAGCATTGTAGGTCATGCCGTTTGGATAGCGAACAACACCATTCAAAGCCTGAGCCAACTGCAACTGATTGATTTGATTCTGCATATCTGCCATGCGGTTTCCTGCAATAGCATCAAGAATCTTCTGTGTCTGAGCAGTTGTGTTTGCATTGATGCTTGCCGTGTTCATTGCATTGTTGTAATTTACACCGTCAATTGCTCTGAGTGTGTTACAACAACACTGATTCTGATTTGCAAGAGCCTCAGCCTGAGCAACACTTACACCAGCAATATCCCTTGCAAGTTCTGAATACTTATCATTCAGGGCATTAAGGGTATCATGGAAAGTCTGATTTGTTGCACTTACTGATTGTGCAGTTCCACTTGTTACGGCTGAAAGAATATCTCTTGTCTGAGCCTGAAGATTCTGATTATCAAAACCACGGTTTACATCAGCCTGAATAGCATTTGCATTACCATTGTTTCCACCGAATCCGCCAAAACCACTTCCACCGAAAAGGAACATGGCAAGAATCAAGAATCCCCAAAAACCAGCACCACCACCAAAACCACTATCACCACCCATAATAACGGGTGTTCCGTTAGTTTCAATAGCCATAGTTTTACCTCCTTTATATTAAGTTTATTTATTAAGACCAACGGTCTTATAGTTTTATGCCGAATTGATTGGCAAAACTATTCAAGTCAATTCCACGTTCTTTAGCAATGTTTTGAGCCATTTCTTTTAATTGTATTTCATTTTTCCCCTGAATCATTTGCTGAACCTGATTGAACATTTGAGGATTTTGGCTTTTCATTTTTTCTAACATTTGTTGCTGAACCATCCCCATCGGATTTTTCATTGCTTGCATTGCTTGAAATGGATTTATCATATAAGCCTCCAATTATGTTTTCTATGTTGGATAATCTTTGATTTATTTCAGCCATTGGGTCTGATTGTTTTTCAGGAGTTACCTGCTCCTGAACGGTGTAGGTATAAAAGTCTGACTTCCCGTTGCTCGTGTTGAGTTGTTTCATGTAAATCTTGCCATTACCCGTATCTAAGAAGAAATACATTGTATTTGGGTCAACGGGAAAACCTTTTGCCTCATCAACACTTCCAACCTGCCTTACAAAGAATTGAGGTTGATTATTTTGTGGATATGGGTTGAATTGTGCTTGTGGCGGTTGCATTTGATTCATCTGATTAAGTTGATTTTGAATCATTGCCTGCTGAGCCATAAGTTGATTACGCTGATAATCAAGCATTGGATTAAAGTTATTCATTTTATTTACCTTCAAAAATAAGTTTTAATTCTTCAGTAAGTTGCAAGGGTTCTATTTCATTCTGCCTTGCATAATCAGCACCACAAGTAATTCCATGTGTGAGCATTACCTTTAATTTTTCCTTATCGTTTGGTGATAAAGTTTTAATAAAATTAATTGCTATTTGCCTAACTTCCATAATGCAATAATACATGTAATTTAATTTTTATAAGTTTATAAAAATAACACAAAAAGTTTATAAATAATTTATATAAACTACTTGACTTTTTATATAAATTAGTTTAATATAATAAACGTAAGCAGGAAAACAACCTGCAAAGGAGAATGAACCATGGAAAAGAAAATTGCATATGAAAGAATGGGAAAATTTGGAAAGCCTGAATATTTGATTCCACTGAAGTGTTTGCCTCTTGTTCAGAAAAAGGAAAGTGAAAAGGCATATTGCTGTGGTGAATATACAGGATTCACTTACAAAGACGGCAATCCACAGATTGATATTTTTGGTTGGATTCCAAAATCTCAGCTGGTTGAGATTGAGGGTGAAAAATATATCCCTGCTTGGATTCCTGATAATTGGAGAATTACTCACTTGCAGTTCACCAAGTGGATAAATGAAGAATATTGGCGACATGACTGTGGTTGGGAAGTTAGAAAATTGGCATAGTGGGATATTGCAGGCGATTTTCAAGCCTGCAATCCTATAATAAAAGCGAGGTGTGAAATGAAAACGATTGACCCACATTCACTTTTGAAAGATACACCGAGAATTATTGAAAATTGTGGTGTAGTGGGAGACTTGTTTCAAATTTGGAAAAAACTTATGAGTGAAAAAACAGATTCAAGATTTAATGAATTTGATGCTTTTGTTGCAGGATATTTCATGGGAACAAATTCAAATTTGCGTGAAAAATATATGAAATTAAAACCAAGAGAAGAATTTGATTTGAAATTTCTATAATTTAAGTGTTGGAGGAAAATATGATTAAATTTGAAAATAATTTTGTTGTAACAACGAAAACTAAATTATTTGTTTATCGTGATGAAAAATGTAACTATCTTATCGGTTGTGCGGGTGTGAAAAACCCAAAAGATTTTGATTTTAATGTTCTTTACAAGATTGCTTTACACAAATCAGGTTCAACTATTCAGGTGGCTTAAATGAAAGTACAGATTAAACTTATTAACGGTGGAAAACTACCTGAGTTTAAAACAGATGGTGCAGTTTGTGCTGATTGTTATGCAAGATGTAAAGAACCCATTGAAATTAAACCAAATGAACGTAAATTAATTCCTTTAGGTTTTGCCGTTGAACTTCCAAAAGGGTATGAAATGGTCATAAGACCGAGAAGTAGTATGACTAAGAATAAAATTGATTCAGGAATCGGCACTATTGATTGGGATTATAGAGGTGAGGTTATGGCTTGTCTTATCAATAATCTTGATAAAGCAATTTCAGTTGAAGATGGCACAAGAATTTGTCAATGTGCAATAAGAGAAGTTCCTAAAATTGAATTTGAAGTTGTTGATGAACTTTCAGAAACAATTCGAGGTGCAGGCGGTTTTGGTAGTACGGGAAAATAATATGAGCATTGAAGAACAATATACAATGCAAGCAATTCAGCAAATTGCTAAAAAAATTAATAATTTTACATTGCGTGATTATTTTGCAGGACAAGCACTTGCAGGCATGGGTGAATACCTGATGCAAAACCGTGAAAACTTAAATGAAGTTGCTGAATCTTGTTACAAAATTGCAGACGTTATGGTGGAATATAACAAGTTAAAAAAGTAATTCATACATTCTCCTTAGACCTGAGTTATCGTTGATAATTCAGGTCTTTTTTATTCATCTAATTCAAGAATTTTTACTATTTTAATTCTTATTATTTTAAGTTCATTATTTACAACCATTTTACAAACACATAATGAATCAGCGATAAAATCAATGTTTTGTTTCTTTATATAAAACATCTCAAATATTTTTTGTTGCCTTTCAGATAGCACAATTTCATTATTAATTTTATCAATATCTTTTTTAACTGCTTTCTTAAAAAAATTATTTATGTTTTTTATTATTTTTGACATTCCTGCTCCTACTAACAGATAGAATTTTATTTCCATCAGTCCTTATAGAAACAGTGTTAGATATAGTTCTTTTAATTTTACTTTTATCTTTGGGTGAAATACTTTTACTCACCTTCATTTTAACACCCATATTTTACACCTTATTTTGTAATTGATAAATTACCATTGTTTTCAGAATTATTATCTGTAATCATTTCAACATTCGAGTTGAAATCTGTATTTGATATAAAATCAAGCATCTTTTCAGTATTCTGAACTGTGCAATCTTTTAAGAATTTCTGATTTACAAGACTTAATCCAAAAGAACCTATAATTACAACTAAAAGTAATATAAAAAGTGATATTGAAATAAACTTCAGGAATTTTCTTTGTTCCTTAACATCAGATAAAATATCTTCAAGAAGTGAAATATGGGCAGTTTTATTGGATTCAATTTCCCTTTTCAATTGTTGCATTTGTTTTCCTGCCTCTTCAGCAACTTTTTCACTGATTTCAATATCAATGTTGTTCATTATACAATTTCCTTTTTATTATCAAGTTTATTTTTAATATCCCGCAATCTTTGTTTTGATTCCTGATTATCCTGCAATGAATCATCAATTAAGGCACTTACTGCCGAACATATCAGATTTACCGCATTATTTGTTTCTTCAACTTTATCAATTAATTCAGATTTTTGTTGTTTTTGCAGAGTTTCAAAATCAGTCATTTTCTTTTCAAGTTCTTCAACTTTTTCACCAAGTTGTTTAATCTTGTATATCTGAGCAAATAACTTTCCAAAAAATCCTGATAAAACACCAACGGCAACAACGATTGCGACTATCCCACCTAATGTAATGTTATTTACTGCCTCTGCGTTCATTTTCCACTCCAATCAAATCTTAATACACCAAGCATATTATCAATACTTCTGATTGATAATTTGGCACCATCTTGTTTAATTCCATTCTGCTCAAACACAAGAATGTTTTTATCATCAACTTTTGAAATGAAAAGAGCAACGTGACCATATTTGTTTTTATCGGTCTTGTTGTAAATAACAACATCACCAAAATTAAATTCAATATCGTTGTATGCTTTATTAATAGGAATCTTCTTAAAATACTTTTTTTCTAATGGCATTTTTTCCCAATCTAGGAATAAATCAATTGCACCACCAGTTGTTGAGCAAGAGCCAGTATGCGGAATCTGTAGAACATCCTTGCAATATTGTCTGAAAAGGTCTACACATTGAGCACCAAAAGCCCCATCAAAGTCTACTTTTGTTTTTATGTATTTATTGATAAATTCATCTAATTTCATCCCAGCCTCTTTTTTAATTATAATATTAAAATTCAATTAAATAAAGTATCAATAATTATAAAGTTCCATATATTTCAAACTCGTATAATAATGAAAGGGAAAATGAAAGCATAAATGTTCCAATTCATTATAAGTATATTTTTCTAAAGTATCTCTTAAAGGATATATGCGATATCCGGTATCACCTTTAGAATTAGAATCTGCAAAAAATATCTTTCCTTCAGGCTCACGAGCATATAGATTTGATTTTATTTCTGAAGGAGCGTAGTATATTAAGTTGTCTTTTTTTAATTTTAAAAATGGTGTATCTTTTCCAAGTTCACTATAAACATTTCCTTCAGAATCCCAGTATTTTGCATAATATAAATCAATCGTCTGGCTGTCATTGCCGTTTCCCCAGTAGTTGTCTATAATAAAATACAAACCAGTTCCCTGCGGTTGCACATCTGAATCAACAGTGAATGAGTAAGTCCATTCTACAATTTTTCCAATTTCATTATAGGCGGTTGCAGAATTATGAATATATGACCAACTTGCACTCCAGTTATTCCAATAGGTTATAAAGCCTATTGATGAGCATTTACTAGAAGTAGAAGTTCCATCTCCCCTTGTTCTGAATTTAACTCTTACATAATAAGTTCTACCTGCGTAAAGTTTTGTGTTTCTAAGAGCTATCTCTTTACTGTAACTACCTGTATTATGAGTTACATAAGGAATCCCTATAGGTTGAGTAGAATCATTATATGGATATATTCTTGTATACATTTTAAGATTTCGAGTTATAACGATTGGTTTAGATGATTTTGATTTTTTGATTATATATGAAGTCAATGTTGAATTTTTACCTATATTGTAATCAAAATCACAATCATACTCGCATTTTCTAGCGGTAGTTTTAGAATCACAAACTGTACCTAAGAAAGCGAAGGAATTTCTTGAACTAAGACAAGATATATCCTTTCCCAAATGAAACGAATTGTTCAGGTTGCTTTTCGACCACATTAAATCATTAAATGTTGAATCGTGAGTTATAGCATCGTAAGTAACGATTGCGAATATATATCCGTAATAATTGGACTTACCATTAAGATATTTGTTTATTTCATCAGTTATTCCGTTGGTATTTCCTTCAGTGTATGAATCATAACTTGTTTTTGAAATTAATTTCAATGATGTATTAAAAATATATAAAGTATGACCTCTGGAAGTAACGATATCTGAATATAATAAGTTTCCTGAGTTATCATATACATTTATACTTCCATTTCCATTTCCAAATATTTTGCTGTTTATTTCAAATTTATATAAATATTGAAATGAAGTTTGCAAGAATTTATATGCCATATAATATCCTTATACGATTTCAAAAGTAATATCGTTTACACCGTAAGTGTCAATTTTGCTTCTGATGTAATTCCACAATAAACTTAAAGGTCTTTTTGTTAGATTTGTAGGATTCGTTCCAGTATTACTTGTAGTTGAAAAAGTATCTGCATCCGTTAGAACGGTTGAACTATCATCGGTTATAGTTATTTTATCATTTTTAACGGATACTAGAGCATTTACTTCAGATTTTGAATATATATCAGACAAATCAACTTCTATTGTGCTTTTTCCGAGTTTTTCCCATTTGCCGTCCACCCAAATATATTCATCATATTGCTGGGTTGCTTCTGTTCCAGTTCCACGAATTAGATAAATTGTGCCTTTTATTCCACTATTAGGAAGTTCTGTAACAATCTTAAAATCAATCTGCGTTACACCTGCGATAGCGTCAGCAATCTTTTTGTCAACTGAACCTACAGTTGAGGAATCTCCATTGAGAGTTGCTATTGCAGATTCATTTGCAGACACTCTTGATTGAATTGAAGTGTCATCATAATTCTTTAATCCTGCAAGCTTAGTTTTTTCAGCATAAGTGAAGTTCTGTTCACTTAACCCCCTGCCGTCAATCTTATCAACTTTATTTTTTAGGGCAGTATACACCGCTCCGCTAGTTATGTTTTCTTCAGAATCAAGGGTTATAGTGCCAGTTGTGGCAACATTTGTTACATTGCCAAGTCCAATCTGATTTTTTGTTACATTGTGAGGATTACTTGTATTTGCAACGTGTGAATCATAAGTATCACAACGGTCGGCAAGTGTGCTTTCTGCACCCATTGCCCTAGTTCTTTCTGCCTGAATAGCAGTTGTATTTGCACTTATATCAGTTTCATGCTGAAGATTTTTTACTTCTCTGGCTGAAATTTCTGCATTAAGATTCTGATTAGTTGTATTAAGATTAATCTGAACATTATCAATATTGGTTTGAAGTAAACTATCAGCATCTTGCCTTGCCTGACTTTCAACACCAATTTGTGTTTGAATTTGTGTATTGGTTTCACTTTTAGTATAGTAATCAGATAAATCAACATAGGTGTTTCCGATTAACTCCCAGGTTCCAGTATATATGTATTCATCATACACATCATTTTCATATTGAGTTGTTCCTTGCTCTTTTTTTCGTTTCAGAAAATAGATTGTGCTTGTTGAAATATCTTCTGTCGGAAGTTCATCAACAAATTTTGAATCCCATTTTGCAGATAGTTTTTGGTCAATTTCATTTTTTGTGTATGTTTCTGATTTTTTGTAATAATTTACCAAATCATTTACTGCATTGGTAATATAACCAGCATCATTAATGAAAAAAGCAACGTTTCTAGGTAAATCTTCAATATTAAGTTTTGTTCTTCTTGCCTCAATATCTTTAATATCGTGTTGTTCACCCTTAGAAGTTATCCATGCAACTGTATTCATAATTACTCCTCAGATTTTTTACCGTTTTTAAGTTCAATAATCTTATCAAACCAAGTTGAAATGAATATAGGGCAAAATGGAATTGATGGTGCAACACCAATCAAGATTAATGCCTTTACATCTTCAACTGATGGGCAAGTATTGTGCAGGATGAACTTCAGCATTACAACTACAAAAGTCACAATCAGACCAACTGCTCCAACTATCATCCCAATATGAGATGTATCTTTAGCCTTCATTTGTTTCCCCTTTTGCTTGTTCCGCAAGTCGTCTTTGTTCTTCAATATTTTTGAGAATGGTTTGCACTTTTTCTGACTTGAAAATAAAATGCTTGTAAATAAACTTAAACGGTCTTGAAACGGATTTTATTTTCTTGCCATTATCATAAATTGATACCTTGCATAGCAATGGGTGAAAGTCTTTAGGCTTGCTTATTACATAATTTGAACTCTCAAATACTTCAGTTCTGCCGTCTGCTAATTCTGTTATAATTGTCATTTTTATACTCCTTATTTAAAAATAATTTATGATGTTCTTTAATCTCTTTGATTCTCAACTAACTCGCTCCCAGCAATATTTTACTACATAAGGCGGTAAAATTGAAAATGAAGTTCCGCTTCCGTTACTTCCAGTTGTTCCTGCATCTCCTGCAAAGGTAGGTGTAGCGTTTCCCGTGTTTCCACTTGCTCCACCTGTTGTTCCTGAATATGAAAATGAGTGGGTGTGGCTAACATTAATGTGCAAACATCCACGATTAGCAGGAGGCATTGTGCCACAGTGTTCTGGTCGCCAGGGTGGGTCATTATTTATTCCATATTGGCTAAATTTATCCGCTCCAATTGAAAAACAACCACTTACATAAGAAGCATTACCATCATTGCCATTATTTTTCCAAATGGCTGGATTTGTGTTATTAGAAGCGACTGTTATAACACTTCTAATAACTGACTCAAAATCACCTGTTGCATTACCACTCATTCCTCCAGTTGTTCCACTTCCACTAAAACTATGGGTATGGTTATTCAATCCGTGGCTATGAGAACTTACCTTTCCACTCGGTGTAAAACTATGGGTATGGCTAGGCATATTATTAACTGATAAAGTAACACTACTTGCTCCACCAGTCGCTCCTACAGTCTTATAAGTATCACCGCAGGCAAGCACAAATCTGTCTTTAATCTGAACCCAAGTTCCGCCAAATAATGTACTAGGATTTGTACTATTGGCACTCCAATACAAACTTCCAACTGGATAAATCAATTTCATCAGCTTATAGAAAACTGAATTTGTATCACTTGTATTTTTTGTATTCAATCCAGTAAACAAGGTCGCAATATTAGTTGCGTTTTGTGCAATGTTTACGGCATTTGTGTGCATTTGTGTATCAATAGCATCGGTATTATTATTCCAATGGTCGATATTGAATTGCTCACTTCTTTCAGGCTTATTCAAATTGTAATTGGTTGAATAATTCATTTTTTACCCCTCAAAATTATAATCTGCATATTGCGATAACTCACCGTAAGTGAGCCTTTCTAAGTTATTATAACTGCAATTTCTAAATAAATAAAGATATGTATATTGTACACTAAATATAACATACATATTGGCTGGAATCAAACTTCTGATATACTTTTGAAATTTCAGATAAACTTCAGGTGAATTTGTATGAATATCAATAGTAAGTTCAAAATCATTTGGAAATATTTCAAAAGTATAATTTCCTTTACCCCAAACACTTTCGAGAATCCTTTGCAAATTCTGCCTTGTAAATGGCGGTCTGAATCTTCTTTTAGTAAGTAACAAGTCCCGTCTTGTGTTCAAATCCAAATCAGCATTTGATTCAAGATTAAGAACCTTTTCCCATTTCACAATACCATTATAATTCAGTGATTCTAAGAATGTGTTATCAATATTCGCTTGAATTTCATCATGCAAGGTTTCTATTTCATCTTTCTGAGTTCCATACAATGCTTCCATGGTCTTATTATCTTTCAGAACATCAGGGGAATAGCGGACTACATAATTGGCTCGTTCTTCAAGAATCAAGTTTTCATCCTCAACCCTAGACCTGCTTAAAATAATGAGATTCTGCCGTATAACATTACTGTTTTTTATTTTTAAGTTAATATCACTCAATTGTTACGCTCCTAAGATAAGGTAAATACTGTTTACCCAACAAACCTTCATCAACATAAACAATATCATTCATTTCACCATTTAATTTTACATCAGTTACGTTTAATACGAATTCCAATTCAAGAACTTTTTCAATAATTCTTGCACGATAGATTGTGAGGTTTACATCTTGCTTATAAGATTGTCTGATTGAAAGGAAATATTCTTCAATTTTTCTTTCAACCTCTTCTTGAATTGTTTCAATAGTTTCTGTTTTTAAGAATTCAATCGTTAAAGCAACATCAACATCCTGCCTTGTTGGTGTTGTGATTGTAACATAATGCCCGATTGGAGCTATTCCAATTCCTTGCCCCGTAGAATCTTCAGGGTCAATCTGTTCTTTAAGGTTTCTTGCAAATTCTGTTGTAATCGGATTATATAATGGGTCAACAACTGAAAGTAAAACAGAACCGTTATACTGCCATGCTGGAAAAACTTTTGTTTGCCCAACTCCATCAATGGCATTCACCCTTTCAATATAATCCTGAATATTTCCACCAAAAGCACCATAATTAAGACTTGCAACGGCTCTTGCCCTTAATTCAGTATCAGTTTCATCATCTTCAGCTGGTTTATAAGTTGATATGATATTTGCCTGAGCAAGATTCAAAATAGGTGTTAATGGTAAAATTGTACCCAAGTGTTCATTTCCTTGTGTACCAGTTTGTTCACATTCAAGAATCTTATAACCATCTGTTTTACCGATATATTCATAAGTGATTTCAGCATTTTCAGGAATTGCAAATCTTATACCAGTTTCAATTTCCATATCAATAAGAATCCTTTGGTTGTTTTCATCAAGAACATAATTTCCTTGACTATCAACTTTATATTGCTTGAATTCAGCAATTCTTAATGCCCTTGTTGCTTTTCTTCTGCTTATACCGTAATCATAAACACGTCTATTAAGATTGTTACCAGTTGCGGTCATTAAATATGTTTGTTCTTCAAGAATATCCATTTTTACATAAGCATCAGCCAATTCAAGACAAACTGGAGCAAGTGCATCGTAAATGATTGAGCCTACTCGCTTATCTACATCTACCAGTCGGTCATTCGCAAGGCATCTGTTTAAGATTTTTTCAAAAGTATTATCATCACTGTATGACATTTGATTCCTCCGTTATATTGCAAGACTCAAAGAATCTTTATAAGTTCCATATATTGTAAACACCGTAAAATCAATTAAACAAGCATTGTTTTGTTTATCACTTTTTTCAACATTATCAACTTGAACATCAGAAATTCTATCATCCTGCAAAAGTGCATCACGCAAGGTTTCCTGAATTCCAGCCGTAATAAATCCAATATCTTTCCCTATGTATTGTTCAAGTTCAACACCATAATCACCATCATAAATTGGACTGGAGTATCTTTCAGTAGATAAAATATGATAAATTGCCTGCTTTACTGAATCCAATTTATCAACTTTTCCTGCAACTGTACTATCACCAACACGATAAGTTAAATTAGGTTGTCTGTATTGAATTGAATCACCGATAAGCTGATTATTTATTTGTGGAATCATTTATTCCTCCTCAATCCTTTCAGCAACATAATACTTCTGATAATCATTAAATGCAAACATTAAAACAGTATCACCAACTTTTAATTTTGGCTCAATTTCTAGTATAACGCATTCCTCATAATCAGACTTAGGAAAATGAACATCTTTTGTAATTTGTTTTGAAATTATATGCTTATGTTCACTATCTGTAATCATAACAGAATCATCAACTATTGTTGCCTGCCCTCCAACTGCAATACTTGTTGATATTGAACTTCTTCCAAGATTCTTTTTTGATATGGTGTTTGTAACTTCATTTCCGTTTTCATCTAAAGTTTTATAAGTTACCATTGTACTTTCTGCAAGTGCTTTTTGGGTTTGTTCAAAAGCCTTTCCCGCAATAGTTCCCGCACCAATACTTCCAACAGACGGTGAGGTTTCAGTAAAATGAGTATCAAGAATATGAGTATGCGGAATCTTGACTTTGTGAGGTCTACAGTTTTGACCTAAGAACAAAAACTCTTTAGGCAAGACAATTCCATTTCCAATATCAATGCTTAATGGGTCAACTGTTTTTACAGTTCCATAAATCATTGTGTTAGGCTTATTCTGATTCATCATTCTTTTGATAGCATTTACAAAATTTTGTGCCTCAATATCAAAATTACTACCCATAATTATAATCCTTCAGGGAAATTACCTTCCGTTGTAACTTCCAAATCCATAGTATGATTATCACCATCATAGTGATGAACTGCCGATAAAATATATACGGGAATATCATTTATACCAACACTTTTTAATCTTAAAGCAAAAGCATTTCCAGCATATAATCCATTATAACCCAAGCAGGTTAATTTTAGGGTTTTTGTTGGGTTATTTTCAACATCAAGAATAAGTTTAGCGTAGTTTTTTAATTGTTCTTCAGTTGCACCTTCTTTTACTGTAACAATCTTTCTTAATCTACCCCATTTTTTAACACTATCCTCCTGCTTCGCATAAACCAATTCCTTTACTTTTTCTTCTTTACCTTCTTCGTTTTTAATGGATTCATTTGTTTCCGATAACAGTAAAATCTCATTGTGTGTATCTTTATCAATATCAATAGAATACTCATAATTCATCAGCAATGATTCTTCACCAATTACAAGTGTTTCATTATCCATAAATGAATGTGATTCAAATATATTAAATGGTTTATTTTTATCTATTTTAAAATGTGATTTTATTTCTTTAGTTAAAGATTTAAATTCAAGAGTACCAAAATTATCTCGAATATAATAATGAAAACCTTTCCACAATTTGTCCATTATTTCATTTGATAAAGTTTTTTCAATTTCATATTCAACAACATCTTCACCCTTAGCATTTTTATATATCTTATAATTTCCTTTTTGTGTTTCTTCAATTGCCCATTCAATTATTTCAAACAATGTTTTGTCTTGAAAAGTATAAGGTCTAACTTTTATGATTGATTTATCTATAACTTTTGCGGTCGTCACCATCTTTTTTTCTGAAAAATTATATTCACGGAATCCAGCATTATTACAAAGTTTAAGAAATATATCACTTGCCGTTTCTTTTCCATTAGTAAAATAATAATCGTGATTCTGCAAATATCGCATTTGGTCATAAGCAACAACGGAGTAATCTTCTTCATCAGTAGTTGAAAGTGAAAAAATATATCCCTTGAAAACTTCAGCGTTTTCAAATTTGAATTCCACTTCATCACCAAGATTCATTTTCAAATCACCATAAGGGTCTTTTCTTAACTTAAAAGTTAATTTACCTGGGTATCCTTTTAATGATGTTGAATAATCAATCTCATGTGCAAGTTCGGAAACATCAAAACCATAATCTGTATTTCCATTAATTCGCAAATCTATTTTCATCAACTATTACCCTCTAAAGTAACAATGTTATAAGAACTATTTCTTACCCAATTTTCAGGCAAAGTCAATTTAGTTCCAACAACAAGACCATCCATCAATGAATCACCAATGATTTCTTTATTTTCAATATACAATTCTTTCCAGTTTTCGTCTGAACCAGTTATCTTTTTAGTAATGCTTGTTACAGTATCATTTTTCTGTACTGTATAAGGATTATTGATAACTTCCTTATTTGATACACGGCTAGGTCTAGGAATATCAACACAAACTGTATATCCTGCATATTTTCCAACGGCATCCATAACATTATTTATTGCAGTTATCAGTTTGCTATTGGTTGAGCCTTTAATTTTTTTAGCACCATAATGCCGATATTCTTTAAGGCTTAAAGTGTAATAAACATCTTCCTCTTCACCCGCATTTATCCAATGTTCAAAGTTTTCACAAGTAACCCACATTGAAAAGTTAAATCTTGTTACAACCATAAAAGCAGGCTTTTTGCTTTTCTGCCATTCTTCCAGCCAATTGACATAAAGAGCAGGAGGTACTAATGTAGACAACTCCTGCCAAAAGAATGAGTCAATTGTCATTTCAGCTAGTTTAGGAGTTTGTGGAACACTTACTTCACCCAATCCAACAATATCAACTGTTTCTGCTGAACTAGGAATCACCTTTTTCAACACTTCAGGATTAATTGGAAATTTCAAAGTTTTCCATTTATCGTAAGTAAGAGTAATATAAATTGGTATAAAACTATCTTGTTTGTAAAGTTCCATTATGCAACCCCATTACTATAAAGAGCTTCAGTCATTGTACCAGTAAATTTATTAAGAACCGATGCAACTTCATCACGAACATCTTCTGCCGTTACATTAGTTCCATTCATTTCAATATTTATCTGAGGTCTAATGTTAGATTGTTTGAAGAAGAATCTTTCAGTTGCTTTTGTTGAAAGCAAATCTTTATAATCCTGAGCAATATCAACAGATGAAGTATCAGAAGTAAGTAATGAGCCATCACTAGCAAATTTGAATTGATTGCCTTGTTGAGATAATCCATCACCAACTGCCTTTTTAAGTCCACCCGTTAATTTATCAATTGCACCCTGAAATTGTTCTGAAAGATTAGAACCTATTTCACCACCTTTGACTATATAGTCTTTATATGATACTCTGTCCATTCTACCATAATCAACAGTAATCGGGCCATCACCTTTTAATTCTTCAATTTTATTTTGGAATTCAATTAATTTTTCATCCCAATCTTGATGAAAAATTTTACCAATCGCTCCTGCAAGCGGTGTAATAATTTTAATTATATCTTGAGCCATTGATAGAAAGAAATCACTTACCTTATCAACAACTTTCCAGAAAGTATTAACAATCCATTCCGCTATAATAGCAATAAAGTTTCTTACATCAACAAAGCCATTTATTGCACCTGCAACAAGAACACCTATTGCAATTCCAACCGCCTTAAATGTCTTTTCAGAAAAGGCAAGGAACAAAGCAAGAGCCGATATAATCAAGAGAATCAATGATATAATACCGATTAATGGAGCATGAGCAATTGCCCATGCAACTGCCGTTGCTATTGCACTTGCTATAGCCTCCCTTTTAAGAATAGCAAAGTAAACACCAACTGCAAGTATAGCAACACCCAAAGCACCTAACGCAATGACAACACCGTTTATATGTTTCTGAATAAATTGTAAGGCTTTTAATATATCTTCATAAAACGCTAATTTCCATCTCATTGTTACAAGTTGGAACATATCTTGAAAAGGTTTTAATGTTTTACCAAGTTCTTTTCGCATATTTCCCAATTGAACTGAGATAGATTGTACTGATTGAGGATTTAACGCATTTAAGGCTTGTGCTTGTTGACCTATGCTTTCATTTACGGTTTTAGTGATAAAGGCAAGTTTCTGCTCTTCATTCATCAGTTTGAATGCTTCTTTTTCAGCGTCACTGAACACGTAACCACGTTTAGACATTCCACCCATATCACCACCCATGACTTTACCAAGCATTGTGGCATAACTCATCATTCCTTGTTCTGAGTTTACACCACCCTGCTTTGCCATGTTAGCGAGCACGGGCATCAAACCTTTCAGAGTTTTAGCATCAGTTATGTAGGTTGCCAACTCCTGAGCACCGTTGGTCAACATTTCGTAAGAATAACCCGTTGCGAGTTCTTGTTGTTTCAAAACATCTTTCATTGCACTAATAGTTGAACTATTAGCACCAAATCTAGCCTGCATTACAGTTGCAAGTCTTGTTTCCATTTCCAATTGATGCTGATATTCACCCACCAACCCTGATACAGAATTGGTAAGCATATCAACTTTATTTTTTGCAAAAGAAAATATTTGTAATGCTGAACTAACACCAAGCAATTTATTTGTTAGATTGCCTGCACTTTTTTCAGCATTTTGCATTTGTTGATTTATTTGTGAAACAATTTGAGATACATTATCAACACCATTAAAAACCAAATTTATCTGTGCCATTGTTTCACCTCTTCATTTTTTGTTCTGCCTGCTTATCTGCCTCGATTTGATTGTCAATGCAGGCAATCACAAATGCTTTTTCTTTTTGTGGTAACCTAGAAAATTCTGTAGGTTTCCATCTTAATTTGAGAACGGCGAATTGACAATATAAGGCTTCACCGTCCTCCTTAATTAGTTTTTTGCTTCTTCAATATCAGCCTCAAGAGCCTCAAACCCTGAAAGTTTTTGAATCTTTTCAGCAATATCTGCAAGAATTCCTGCGGGGAATTTCTTGTTCAAGAATTCACTAGCTGAATTGCATTTTACTTTCTGCAAGAATTTTTCATCTGCAAAATCAGGCTCAACAATACAAGCATCAAGAACAAGTCGATTGTATTTACCTAAATCAAATGTAATATTCTTTCCTTTTACGCTGTTTGCCCTTTTCTGAAATTCAGAATGTTCTTCCTGCAACAAAGGTCTAACAACAAATTCAAATTCTTTGCCGTTTACAACTTCTTTTACAGTTTCCCTGATTTCTGAAACATCAGGCATTTCCAAAAAATCATCAAGTTTACTCATTTTAATCCTCCAAAAATAAATAAGTATTGCTTTGATTATAAAATAAACCACCATAAAAATAAAGTTATTTTATGGTGGTATTATGCTTTATTTAAGAAAGTGCCTTAAATGATTCATTAAGTTCAACATCACTGAAAGTAAAGTTTGCTGATTCATCAAGAAATTCTGCCTCTGTATCAAGTTTGGCAATTTCTGACTCATCCATATTACAATCAATCAATGTTACCTGCTGTTTGCCAATAGATGAAGTCGGGTCTTCATTGGTAAGAACCAACTTAAAGTAAGTATCTTTACCTGATTTAGCATAATCAATCATCATCTTTGCCCAACGTGAACTTGCATAATGGATAACCATTGAACCCGTACCAGTCCAACCCGTTGCCTTATGCTGAGTGCCACGATAACCCAAAGCCTTAAATTCAGTTTTGTTTTTAGTTATTTTAGCTGTAATATTTTTGCATTCAGCAACTTCAATTACTTTACCGTCAATTGTAGCAAACAGTGAACCTTCTTTGCCTGATATGGCATCACTTGCTTTCATGTACATATTGTGCCTCCTTTACTAACTTCTAACCTTTACGGTTATATAAAGTTTTTCCATCGAATCAACGGGTTTTACACCCCATTCAACAACAACAGCATCAAGGTCAACACCCTGAGCAATTGTAATATCATCAGCACCAGCAAATTCCTGAATAGCATTAATTCTCTGCATTTCATTACCATAGACAATAAGGTCTGATTTGAAAATTCCTCTTCCAATATCATTATTATCAACCTTACCCATGTAAGAATCTTCCCATGTCTGAACAACGGTTGTACCGATTTCATCAAGTGTTCTCATTACACGGTTTTTTGTAAAGTTGTAATTCTTATCACTACCATAAGTATGAAGTGAATTTATATCCTGCTCCACTTTAATCTTTCCACTTGTTGAAGTAGAAAGAATGAATTTACCAACGCTTAATCCTTCTTTAATTTCTGCATCAGTAAGTTCACCAACGATTGAAGTTGCACCATTGATTACTCTTCCAGTGTTTGATTCGTTTACATTTGCACCAGCAGTCATACCAGCAACAATTGCAACAAAATCTTCCTTACTAAAAGTTACATCATCAATAACTGCACCGTTTACAGAATTGATGATTCCTTCATAATCTGCACCAGCGTAATCAGCAACAACACCCTGAACATAACGACCTTCATCTTCACGCAACTGCTGAATAAAGGTTACTACATTTGATTTAATTGTTGTATCTGAGCTGAAACAAGCGTAAGTCTGCCATTTAGCCATCTGCAAGGCTCTAAACATAGCTGGATAAGCGGTTGAATCAACAACTGTACCGTTAGTACCACCAGTCAAGGCAACACCAGCGGTTACTTCCAATTCACCGTTTCCAGTAAAATCAACATAATCGTTGTTTTCAAGTTCTGTTACGTTTGCAACTTTTTGTGAGTCGAGGCTCGCACCGTCTACATAGGTGATTACAGTCCAAAGTTCATTTGCTGCATCCTGAGTAATTGCAATAAGAATCTTGTTTCCGAATGTACCGTTATATTTAGCGGTTGCGGTCAAGTTTCCAAAAGTTACACTTGCTTTTGAACCACCAGCATCCATACGATAAACAAGAGCCTTGTAAGCGTAATTCAATGCACCAGCAAGCAGTTTTGATTCACTATCAAATGCAGTAAATCCAACTTTCTTCTTGCTTGTACCATCAAGCAAATCACTTGAAAGCACCTCGATTAATTCACCCTCTTTACCCCATGACAAAGGTAAACCCATTGCAACAATTCCTCTATCACCAACGGTCATTTTTGATTTTGGAACTGCCTTAAAATTGATGTAAGCACCAGGTCTTACCTTGTTCTGAGCGAGCCAAATTCCACCTGCCATATTCTACTCCTTTTTGATATATGATGCTTCAAAAACTTCAGCAGTAACAACATTAATATCACCGCTAGAATTTTTTGTAACATAGTTACCTTCAATCAGCAACAACTTCGCACCATTTACAGTGATTAAACAATTGTACACACCATCCTTTTTTGTCAATTGAAAGTTTGTACATTCTGTAAAAATGATAATATCAGATAATGTTGCAACACTAAACTGAATAGCTTCAATTTCAACTGGAATACTAATGTATTTAGTTGCCATTTAATCTTACCTCCATATTTAATTTATTTTGTTTTACTGATTCTTCATCATGTATTTCCTTTCCCAATATATCAACATTAAAGGTAAAATGTAACACCCCATCAACCTTTTCTGTATTTTTTTCTTTTATTCTTATTTTTTCATTTCCAAAAGTAATTATGTTAAAATTCTGTAAGAGTTTCATCCCCATATCATCAAGATTCTGCTCCAACTTCAAATCTGTAGATTGGTCTGACTTTATTCTGTATCTCACATCCATTGCATAAGACATTAAGTGATAACTTTTTCTTTCTTCAGTATCAACAACGGATATTTGATAAACGAAAAAATGAGGATATTGTGGATTAGTTATAGCCTCCTTATAAACCTTTACATTAGAAAAAGTTTTAAGAAGTTGCTGAACAATTGCCTGCTTTACATTTTCACCCGTTAATTCAATCATTTACAAACCCCATCTTTTACAGAAATTACTCCATTCAACTGCAAATCTAGCAGGCATCTGATTTCTAATTTCATTTACACTAATTGTTAGCATAAATCTGCCATCTTTCCAACCAACTTCAACACTATGCCCTGCACCACCCATAATTCTATGCCCATATTCAACTTCAGTTGCATATTCCGTTGGATTCAAGATTTCAACACTTATCTTTTTACCTTCAACAAGAATTTTTCCCAACTGCCAATTCCTACGAAGTGTACCACCCACATAATTTGGAATTCCCGTGCTCTCAGGAGTTCCAACGGGAGTTCTAGGTTTTGTTTTAGCAATCACCCTTTCAGCCATTTCAACAATAAAATTTCTTAAAAAATAAGCCAAAGAATCATCATTTGAATCCTGACTTAATCTTTCAAGTTTTTCTTGCATTTTTTTCCATTCACGTGTATCAACTCCCCATTTTCCTGCCATTAATCATACCACCCGCACACATAAGAATTTAATTCATCTTCAGTCGGTGTATATGGAATTGCAGTAAACGTAACTTTATCACCAACTCTAGAAATAATTCTTGTAACCATTACAAAAATATTTCTAGGTATAAGCACAAGTTTTGCTCCTGAAGTAATAGCAAGAACTTTTCCGTTATCTTCATGAACCCAATCAACATTATCACAAGTTATGGTATACACACCTTCTGATTCTGTTATTGAATCCAAATTTATTTTCTTGTACTGATGCCATCCATTAGCCAAATCCCCATCATCAGTTGTATATAAACCATAAACTAAGAATCTAGCCATATTAGGCATATCAGAAACACTGTATTCAAACGTTATTGTATAGCCCTCTTCATCAACACTAGCAATAAAAACAGTCGGGGATTCCTGCAAAACACCGTTTACATAACAATCAGCAAACTGATAACCTTCAATTGCAGGAGCATTTATTGTAAATGAACTTCCCACTTCAACAGTTTTTTCAATTTCATCTTGAATAGGTAAACCATTAGAAAAATACTGTATTTTAATTATAGCAGGATTAATTGGAGGTGTTGGTGTCGGTGTTTCAGGTTCGGTCGCAGACATAGTCATTAAAACTTTCTGCCTGCCTTGTGAAACAATAGGGTTTCCACATCTACCACTATATACTTTCAACAAGTTGCCCTGATTATCCATTCTTTTACCAACGATAAAATCATTGTTTTGAATATCAACCCAATTTGCACAATGAACCGTTATACTTTGAATAATCGGTTTTGTATCAACACTATTTGGGTCGGGATTATCAGTTGAATTGAAAGATAAATGGCAAGGAATGTTAGAATAAACTTCTTGTAATTTTCCACCTGAATCCCGCTTTATATCAATAAAATCGGAATCCATAAAATCTGATAAAACATCAGCAATTTGCCCAAAGTTAAATCCACTCATACTCTGTATAATTTCCTATAACGGTTCAACTCGGTCAATCTTGTGATTTTATCATTCATCTGCACTTTAAGGCTTTCAACACCGCTGAATGATACAGTTCTACCGTCTTCAGATATGCTTGAAACGTTGCCAACAACTGCACCACTTTTATTTAATGCGGTATTTTCTCTGTATAAATCAACAACAATTTGACATAACGTATAGTGTAAAGCAGACGGCAACTGTTTAATGTTACAATAATTCAGAATCCCTTGCTCAGCCTGAGCAATGTAGATTTGGAGGATTTCATCAGCGGAATCATCACTGATTCCAAGTAACACCTTTACGGTTTTGAGGTAATCAAATTCGTTTTCATCATTGCCGTCTGCCATTTTTTACACTTCCTTCTTTTTCTTCAGTTTTTCAGCATCGGTTTTCTTAGTTTCAGGTTCTTTATCAGAATCTTTAACTTCTTCCTTTGCAGATTCAGCCAAAGTTTCAGTTTCAGCAGGCTTAATTTCTTTTACTTCAACATCAGCACTTGTTTTACCAAGTGCCTTTGCCTCTGCTTTCATTCTTGCCCGCATTGCATTAAAAGCACTTAAACCCATATTTCACCACCTTATTACAGTGTATGTACAAGTTTAACCATACCAATCTTCTTAATATCAGATACACGATTCCAATTTGTACCAACTGCAAGTTCTGCATCTGAAGGTGTTGGTCCAGTGATAGTTGCACCACCAACCCAAGAAATTCCCTTTGGATGAAGAACCTTAGCCTGACGGTTAATCAGGTAATCAGTTGAACCAAGTGAATCACGGTCTGTTTCAACCTGAGTAAGGTCAATTGGTGTACCAATACCACGCTGAATAGCACCACGAGCAAGAAGATATGTTGTATATTTTGGTTTTTCTCCTTTTGTATCAACGGGTGCTGAATCATCACATACAACACGATAACCAAGATAAGTTGGAATTGTAATCTTGCTTTCAGCAACGGGAATAAACTGAATTACATTCTGTTTCTGCAATTCAGTAAATGTTGCAGAGTGCATATAAATCATTGAAAGAAGGTCGCTGGCATCACCCATCAACTGCTTAGCATCAAGAACTGCATTTGCTGAAATTGCACTTGCACTTTCAGCGGAAATATCCTTTACAAGACCTGACATACTTGCTGAGGCAAATACACCATTAAGGATAGACATGATGTTAGATTTTTCATCACGAACCCACCAATCAGCAACACGGCTTGCAATTGCTTTCATCGGGTCGTCACCTGCAAGAGCACCTGCAAGTTCATGAGCACCCCAAGCATTAGCACGAATAAGCAAAGTCGCCAATTCAGATTTGCTTGTGATGTTGTTTACTGTGATAGGGTTAGTATCATCAAGAACCTGCGATTTACCACCGAGGTCATTCCACTTTGGCATTGTCAAAATTGTACCACCACCCGTAATAAGACGGTTAAGTTCAGGGTTATTTTCAACAACACCCGCATTCATAATTTCACTTTTCTCAGTTGTTTTATCAATAACATACTGAGCAAAGAGTTCAGGCTGAATTACATCAGAAATTTTAGTTGCACCCATTTTTTATACTCCTTTAATAAAATGCAAATTACCAAGATGGTGCTTTGCCATTTACTGCCATATACATTGCCCTTGCTTTTTCCCTATCCGATTTAATCAATTCACCCTGCTTTGTAAGGTTTCCACTTTCAAACGGGTTTTCATCTTTCTTATCAGATGAAGGCTCTGTTAAAGGCTTGCTTTGTGGTGTTGCAGGCTTTTCATCATCTTTTTTCATAAAACCAAGCACTTGTTCTAGTGCTGATTCAATCGTTGTATTCTCATCAACAAGACCCTTTGCCATGCGGACATATTTGTCTACATCGGTCGAGTTCTTGCCCGTCAATTTGCTCAACGCAAGAATTACTGCATCTTTTTCTGCAAGTTGACTTTTCAAAGCACTAACTTCATTAGTAAGGTTTTCAAGAGTTTGTGCCTGCTTTTCTGATTCTGAAAGTGTGTTGTCATAAGCCTCTTTGAACTTTGCCAACTTATCTTTTTCATCAGGTTTCAGACCAAGCATTGCCAACAATTCCTTTTCCGCCTTGTTTTTGGCTGAATTAAGAATTCCCGCACTATGCTTATCAAATTCTTCTTTTGAAGCAAATGTTTTATACGGTGCATGATTTGGATTTTCCGCACTGCCATTTCCACCATTGTTTACAGTTTCAGGTGTTTCAACTTTTGTTTCCACCGTGTTTTTAGTTTCAGGTGTTTCAACTTCCTGATTAGGTTCAGTTCCCATAGTTTTACCCCTTTAGAGTTTGATATAAATAAAAAAGGTCAACGGCTATAAACCATTGACCTTTTAGATTCCAAGTTTATTTTATTTCATCATTTTTTATTACAGTGCCTTGCCGTATCTCAACTTGAAAAGATGTTTTACAATGCCTGCAATATATCTCATTTATCACCACTGATTTATCAGTAAGTTTTAATAATGGCTTATTGCACTTCTTACATCTAAACCAATTAATATTATCATTCATAAATACATAATATAACATAAATAAATAAATTGTAAAGTATTTATTTTACAACTGTATTTATCCATTGTGCATAACTCATACTGGCAGGCACTTCATACCATTCACCAGCCCCATCTTCCCTTGCTATTCTTTCAGATTCTTCAAACATTTCATCAATTTCATCAGGTTCAAAATATGGAATTGTGGTACATCTGCAATTACTTGACAAATACCCATTGACGATGTATAAAGTAGATGAGGAGGAAACATCGTAAATATGCCCGCTAAAATCACTACACTCAATGTTGACAACATCATCGAATTGTATAATTCGGGAAAAAGCGTCAATGAACTTTCCAAAATCTTTAATGTCGCAAGAACCGTCATTTACAACAGACTTAAAAAGTCGGGAGTTGTAATTAGAACGCAAAAGGAAGCGAATCAACTCATGATGAGTAAAAGAACCAGAGAAGAAAACATTAAGAACACTATCAACGCTCATAATGCCGTCAAAGGCAAGTGCTACACACGTAAGGAACTCTGCTATCGTGCTATTTCTAGGGAAAAATCTTTTAAGCGTTTTGTCAGTTTTTACGAATCTGAAATTGCTAAAGAACTTTCTAAAAGAGGGATTGATTATATTCCGCAAAAAGCCGTTGATATTTACAATGTCGATTTTTGCGTTTTCGGCAACATCGCCTTTGAGGTCTTTGGCGGAGGCTGGCATACTTCGGGAAAACATAAAGCCAAATTTTTTGAAAGAAGCAAAAAGATTTTCGATAGTGGGTACACCATTGTTATATGCTGGATTACTAACAACACCTATTTCGTTCCAACCGCAATAGCGGATTACCTTGTCACCCTTAACGATATTCTTTGCTCTGACCCAACCTCTAGATGTAAGCATTATGTGATTCGGGGTGACGGTAAAACTTCCACCATTGGAAGTAAAAACCTTGAATATTTTTCCTGAATATTCAGATTTCATTATTTTTTCTGCGTCTGGTGATAAAACAATGTTATCACCAGTAACGCAATTAGGGTGCATTGGCGGGTAATTTACACCCGTCACTGCCGTTTTTCTTGAATAATACTTTCCATCCCAATATCCACATTTTGAACAAGTATGAGCATCAAGTGTTGCAACAAACTGTATTTCATCAATACCATGTTCTTTGTAACTTTCCATTGTTGCAGACTCTGTTATATGAGCGGATTCCGTTATGCATAATCTTTCAGCGTTATAAAATGAAGTTCCGTAATTCTTTGCAATTTCACGAGCAATGACTACAGAGTTCTGCCCTCTCGCTATTCCTTGCAGGAAAGTGTTGCTTATGTTATCAAGCAGTTTATTTTTATCTTTCCAAATACGGTCTGAATAGTTTTCACCCAACCATCTTTCATTTACAAGATATTCAACTTTATTTGCAGGAATAGCACTATAACCCGCACTGAATCCAAGTGTTTTATCAATATCAAAACTTGTGTAAGAATGTATATTTTCACATAATTTGGATAATTCATCATTAAACTTTATTTCCTGCCTGAATCCCAAATCAATTAGATTGTATCTGAGTGAATTCTTTAATCCTTCCAACCTTGACATATAGGCTCTTGCTGACTGTAACCTTAATTCTTCTTTGTATTTACGCAACAGTTCAACATTGATTTTTCCCTGATTATCTTTAGCAAGTTTATTCACAAGATTGTAATAATTGGCAATTTCAATTTTGGCTGATTTCAATTCATCAGGATTTAATCTTTTCTGTACATCAGCGATTGAAAGACCATTCATTCCCGCATATCTGCCATAAAAAGCATCAATTTCTTTCTGAATGTTTTTAAGTGAGATTTCATATAATCTTTTACATTCGCTTTTAAGAATTGCAATGGATTTATCACCCATTCTTTCCTTTATCTTGCCACGGTCTTTCCAATAAATTTCGCTATCCATAATTCAATAATAACACCGTTTTAAAATAAAAAAAAGACTCAGTTTTTAATGCCGAGTCTTTATTAATTTCAATTACATCAGGTTATTTATTCTTGTTTGCAACCGCTGATATAATCAAACCTGCGATAATTGCAACAAAACCAAATACACTTGAAATGATTGTTGCAACCATTGATTCAGCAATAACACCACCAAATCCAGCGATAAAAGCACCAACACCCACAAGCACAAGTGATAGAACCGCCATCCAAGTTTTAGCAGTTTTATCCCGCTTATCCCAAAGATTAGAACAAACAAGTCCTGCACCAAACATTGTTGAGGCAAATCCCAACAAATCAGAAAGTTCCCATTTAGTGAAGTAAGAAATTACAACACCAACCACGATAAAAAGAATTCCAATTACTGTAAGCCAATTCTTTTTCATTGTTTTAATCCTCCTTATTTCTTACCTGCTTTTTTCTTGTTAGCAGGTTTTTTACTTGTGTAACAACCTACAACAGTCACTCGGTTTTATCATCCTATTTGCTAATCCAACTTGAACTTCTTGTTGTTTTTCGTGTATATGTTTTTCCATTGTATGTAAAAGATAGCGATTTATTATCTATTGCTTCTTTTATTGCAGATGTCAAATCTCTTGATTCTTTTGATTTATTATTAGCATCACTTTTTTGTTTTGCTTTAATAATTAAATCAGATTTCATTCCACGAATTTTTGAAACTTTTTCTTGTGCTTTTTCAGAGCCAGAGACACGTTTTGCAACACCTGCAACAGTCTGTGAGATATTAGATGCCTGTGCTTTAAGTGCCTGTGTATTTAAGTCTTTCAAATCTTTTATATATTGAGATTTTTCTGATGAAGATATATTTAGGGAATTTATCTGACTGATTTCTCTTTCAAATTCTCTTTTTATCGCATCTCCTGCTTCATACATATAACTTGTATTATTTGCTTTTCTTATTAACTCTGTATCAAGTCCATATTCCTTCATTCTCGCTTGAATCTGTTTCACTGCTTCATTGATGACAGGAATATCTTTGTTAGTAATTTCAATACTCGCATTATTGGATATTGTCTTTAAGAGATTTTTTGCTTCTGTAACATTTGTAGCATTATGAAAAAGAGAACTGTTTCCTCCACCAATACTTCCGCCAACACCAATTGATGAACCCGTTTTCTGCAATGGACTTGTTCTACTTTTACCCACGATTTACCTCCATTATGTAACAGCCTACAACGGTCACTCGGTTTTGTCAACCTTTTCCTGCTCACCCTTTTCTTCAGGTTCTTCAGGCTCGAATTCACCGCCATTTTCAATGTTTGTTCTTTCAGCAAAATTGAACAATTCATTCTGCTGATTTTCTTTCTGCTCTTCCTTGATTCTTTCTTCTTCCATATCCACATCTTGAACAACGGGATTAAACTCAAGCAGGGTTCTTTTTGAAACACCCGTTTGTCCGAGTTTTACTGTATCTTCAATTTGTGCTGATTGATTAATCATCATAGAGCGGTCAAGTTCAACACGCACATTATATAATTGTGCCTCTGCAAAACTACCCTTGTGTGAAAATTCATACCACTTATCAAAGAAGTATTTCAAATCATCAATAAAATCCTGAAAGTGCCTTTCCAATCCATCCATGTAAGTATCAAGATTCTGATAAAGTGATTTAATAACCAACTGATTAGGATTACCACCAAATCTTGAATCTTCATAATCGATTCCATAACCAAATTTAATTATATCCCGCCTTAAACTTTCCATTTTCTGCAAGTGTGCCTGAATTGCAGTTTGTGCCTGAATATAGTGTGCATCACCATCAGTATCAAGCGACACTGTACGGGTCATTTTTGCAAGTTCCCTTGCCTCAAGCAAATCCCTAACATCAGGTGAAACACCCTTAATAATCAGCAGAGGGTCGAGGTCGTCAACCAAGCCATCAACTGATTTACTGCTTAATTCATCATAAGCATCAATTTCAGGCTTAATGAATGAAAGCAGGGTCTTTTCATCATCCGTACCCTTAAAACAGATAAAAGGTATTTTATCCCAACTTAATTTTTCATCACCCTGAGTTAAATGGGAATGCACAAAATTACCTTCTTCATCTTTTGTTACCGCCTCTTCAGTGTAACTATTGGAAACATTAAAAAGAATTCTTTCTTTATCATCCCAATATTCTGCATATTCTTTAGTTGTTGGATTTATTGATTCGTAAACATTTACAAAATAGTGATAAACCAATTTATTCAAATCAGTGTGCCGTCTATCTTTCCATTCAGGATAAATATATTGTGCAGGAACTTCAGTTAGTTTTAATTTGCCATCTTCATCAATCCAAACATAGCACCAAGTTAAACCGTGATTTACTGCCTGCCCTGCAATGTTTCTTGACATTTTAAATAAAATATCATCACAAAATGCTTTCCATTCCTTGCCATATCCATCTTCTTTAAGGTCAACTTCCTGCTCTTTATCGGTTGAAAGTTTGATAATAAATGATTTTGCAAATCCATAATCCTGCTTTTGTTCAACAAGCATTCTTAAAAAGTTAGATGCAATCTTAGCATTATAAGCATTCGGATTATCAATAGCCTTTCTGTCTTTATCATAATAAACACGGCTTTTCTTGTTTATCTCTTCATTTTCCGTTTCAAAATATTTATCAGCCTCATTCATTTGGGCAATCTTAGGGTTTCCCTTGTTTTTTGAAACAATGATTTGTGTTATTTCTTTAGGGGATAAAGTTTTTGAAAACACCACATTTTCAATCTTCTGCTCTTCCATCTTCAGCTCCTTTATTTATTTTATTTGCAATTTCCTGCAATTGTTCATCAGTTAATTTTTCGTTTTTATCTGCATCAAGAATGAAAGTATCATTATCTTTATAAATAACAATATTTCCATTTTTTGTTCTTGTTATCCTTTCCATATCTAACCCCATTATATATAAATGATTTAATTTTACTACACTTGTATTCCAAATCGTGGTAATGTTTCCGTCGCATAACGTAAGGCATCCATTCCGTGGGAAAAGTCATGTTCAGGCTCGTTCATTATTTTATCAGTCATTCTATCTTTTTTCCAAGCGTAATTGCTCAATTCCTCGATTATGTGGACGCATCTAGGGTGAACTATAATTTCATAATCCTGCAACCGCTGAATACCTCCAAGAACGCTACCAGCACCTTTTTTACACCCCCTTATTCCCTGCAAACCCAATAATTTTAATTCATTTATTGTACGAGGGTCTTCGCTATCAGCATAAATTGAACTTTTTCCAAATCCTGCGGTTATTACTGTATTTGCTATCTTCTGATTGCTCATTGTCGTTTCGCAAAATTCATAATAAATATAAATTTTATAATTCTTTTTATCGGCATAAGAAGCAACAAAAAAAGTAGGGTCTGCCGAATAGCCAAAATCCATACCATTGCAGGAAACAAAACTGGGTAATCCCCTTTTATCCTTTTCATTTGCGTGTTTCTGCAAAATTTCATCAATATCAAATTCCTCAACTTTCCAATTGGTATAAATAAGACCTTCAGCAATACCCCATTCACCCAAGCCTTCAATCTTGTATCTTCTAGGGTTTCTTTCTTTCATTATTTCATAGATTCTTTTATCCTGCTCTGAAAGAAATTCATTCATCATGTAATTGGTTGTCATTGCAAGGGTGTTTTCATCAGGCTTATCAAAGAAACGCTTTTTAATCCAACTTTTGTCACTCCACGGGTTAAATGTAAGAATGAATTGATGGTATAAAACATCAGGCAACTTTCCACGAATACTTAAATCAAGTTTATTAAAATCATCTTCCCTTGTGATTTGGAATGCCTCTTCAATCCACACCCAACACAAATATCCATCTGCAACCGTGATAGATGTTAAACTTTGTGCATCATCAAGACCACCAAAAATAAATTGTTGCCCGCTAGGCAGGAAAGTCAATGTATGTTCTGATTTTGGAATCTTCCACCAACCAGCAACGCCTAATTTATTTATTGCCCATATCAATTGTGCTCTTGTGGAATTCCAATTGGTGTTCATATATCTTCTGATAACAAGTGTATAAGGTTTCAACCCGTATCTGAAGAAATAGTACATTGTATTATAAACAAGTTTTAATGCAGTTGTTGCTGATTTTTTAGAGCCACGACCTCCCTTACATGCAAGATAGCGTTTCTTGCTGAAAAGGAAATCATCATAATTTTCACCAACCGCCTCCTGCAAGTCAATCTTTTGTTGTATTACGTTCATCTGCTTTTTCCATATCTGTATTAAAGATTATTTCCACTTTGCTCTGATTTTCGCTTTCCTTTAAGTTTCTAAGTGCTTCATTTTTGAAATCCATTATTTCATTCAACTGCTGAATACTACTAAGAATAGCCTCATTTACATTTTTATTACTAATATGTCTCTTGCACACCTGAATCCTCTGCCACTTCCAAGAGTCTACATCTTTCTCAATCTGCTTGAGCAACTTCTTGGCGATTCTAGGTTTTTTCATCTGCCTTTCCAGTTCTTCAATCTTTTTATCTATCAGGTCTAATTCATCATAGAATGCCTCCTCATAACGCAAATTTTCCTTCTTATTTACGTCAAGCAGGTCGATTAGTTCACCCATTGCTTTTTCTTTATTCCACACTGCCTTATTTTTGCATTCTTCCAGTATCTCCGCTTTTCTTTTATTGAAATATACCTGCACTTCATTCTTAGCGAATAATTGGCTTGCCTGCGAATCTATCAGTGACGGTTTTTTACTTTTACTTGACGGGAATGCCCTTATGAATGCAGTTCTATGATTATACCCCTGCAATATATATTCCACATACATTTCCTGATTGTATGTCATAAATTATCCTCCGCATATATATTACAGTTAAAACACCATTTTTTACAAGTTTTTAACCATTTTTGCACCTTTTTAACACTATTTTTCAATAAAAAAGACCGTGAATCATAGAAATTTACGGTCTTTTAACTAGTAATTTTACTCATTTCAAGGGTTTTTCAGGTGAATTTTGCCTTATTTTCCTGCTTTCATTGTATGAAAATGTGAATCAGCAAAACTCTATTTTTGACGTACTCCAAGACTTAACTCTCTTTGGTTCTTTCAATGGCTTGTATACTTTTCTTGAACCAATTTGACAATCTTTTTCAGGGCTGTCATAAATTAAAGTTACATACCACCACCCAACTAAATGTGGATGCGGATTTCCTGCAATCTGTGGATATTTTACAAGTTCTGTGTACTCCCTTCTCATACCTTCTCTACCTCTATTTTTACTTTTATACAAACTCGTTCATTCATATTCGCTTTCTTTCTTAAAAAATTCAATATCTTCCTGCCTTATTTTCCTGCTTTTTCAACACCAAAATAATAGGCTATTTTATCTGAATCATCCGGGATATTATGGTCAGTTAAAGCATTTGCCATATCGCTCCAACTGTACGAACAGTCAAAACCCCTGCTTTCAATTTCATCATCAATATCAAATAATTTCATTTATCTACCCTCATAATGCTTTTTAATTCTTTCAAAAACATTTTCTGCTGAAAGATAGCCAACAACATCATCATTCTGCAATTCCTTATCAGTTAATAAACCCATTATTTCAAGCAAATCTTGTTCCCGACCATAAGAACCATCATGCTCAATTACTGAACAAACTCTATCAAATGTTTCTTTTTCAACACAATCAGGGTCATTTTTCTTTGGATAGCAAAGATGATAACCACCCATATATTCACCAAATTCAAAAGGAATTTCAGCCTTTTCAAGCATTTCCTTTAATCTAAAAATTTCATTGTATTTATTCATTCTTCAATCCCCATATCTTTCCTTATTTCTTTAATATTCATACCAATAAAAAACATTGCCCTGCCAAATTTATGCTTTTCATCAGTATCACCAACAACTGCATTTGCAAAAACCTCAATCTTATCCTGCCATTTTTTAGGAAATTTCTTATTCAGGTACAAATCAATAACATCTTTCATTTTACCCTCCTGATTCCATTGAAATTAGCAATAATATTTCTTTCAGTCTGAAGTGCATCAAACTGCACCACTAAAACAACCTTATTTAAGATGTTATTATATTTATTTCTAACAACACCCCCGCCAAATACTTCATGCTCAACCTTATCACCGATTCTGTATCTTTCACCTTTCATTTCAGTTCTCCTTTGCAATTTCAGCTTCAGCATCAATACCACTAATTTCCATAAAGATTTCGTTATTCCAGTTAGGAAGTTTTAAGAGCTTTTTATGCTCTTCCTTGCTTGCTTTATTCCAAGCAATACGGAAAGCCTCTTTATAAGAAAGAGTTTTCAAAAACCCGCCATATGTTTCTATTTCCGTCTTGTGAGCTTTCTTCTCCTCCGCTGTTGCTGTGTCGTGTGAAACCCAAACAGTAAGGTTGAAATACAAGAAACTTGGAAAATAAATATCGTTGCGTGGAATATTTGTTTCTTTATTGAAAATGCGGACAAGCGGAGAATCTGTATTGAAAAATCCGCTGTTCCAATCTCCGCTGTTCCAACTTCCGCTGTTCCTATCTCCGCTGTTCCTATCTCCGCTGTTCCAATCTCCGCTGTTCCAACTTCCGCTGTTACAACTTCCGCTGTTCCTATTTCCGCTGTTCCTATCTCCGCTGTTACAACTTCCGCTGTTCCAATCTCCGCTGTTCCAACTTCCGCTGTTACAACTTCCGCTGTTACAACTGTTATATTCGTTCAATTCCTCACGAGGAATTTCACGCAATATAGTCAGCTTGTTTGTGCCGTATTTATCCCCATCTGTAACAATATCACCCTCAGCAATTACTTCGCAAATACGGCTCTTTGAAATACAATAATCACTGACATTTTCAATTCTACGCAACTCACGGCAGAAGTGAAAAACTGTATCACTACAAAGCCTTAAATCTTTTTTTGCTCTACCAGTTTCATAAGTCTTTCCAACTTCAAACTTAAATCCTCTGCACTGCAAATTCTCATCAAACGCTTTATATCCAATCATATTAAACTCCTTGCAAGGCTCTGCCTTACATTTATTATATTAAATCAATTTATATAAAAAGTCAAGCACTTTATATAAATTATTTTAATTTTTTATTAAACAGTGCTATTATATTTCTAGAGGTAATTATGAATGAAAAAATCAAAATCTTTTTTGGCGGTTTTATTAGTGCTTGTGCTTTTATCGGGTCAATTATCTGCACAATCTTTTTCAGAAAAAACAGACGAACAACTGATTCAGACGCTAGAGCAGGAATTGAACAAGCAAGAGCAACTTGTGAATCAGCAGGCGGAACATCTACAGAACTTGCAGGAACAACTCAAGAGGCAATCAGAATTGAACAAGACCTTGCAGGAACAAATGAACAACTTACAGAATCAATTAGAACAAGCAGACAAATCATTGATGAACTCAAAAAAAGGCACACTTAAAGATAAAATAATTATCGGTTCAATGTGCCTTTTAAGCGGTTTTGCAATAGGTTCAACTATTGTTTATATAAACAAATAAAAAAAGCAGGCTATATTTCAAGCCTGCCTTAAAATCAATAACCAACATTTAATTTCAATGCTTTTTCCTTGAATCCAATACTTGCGTTTTTATAAAACGTTGCCATATTCCAATCACCTTTTTTAGCATAATCAATTGCTTTCAAACAACATTTATCACTCTTGTTCATCAATTCTTCATAAGTTACTTCTTTCATTTTACTACCTCTACTGCATTATCTGAAATTTACATTTATTACAAACCATATGTATATGCCCATTCAATTTGGATTTACTAATAAAAAGTTTACCGCCACATACACAAGTAACTTCTCTCTCTTCACCTAACTTTAAATCTTCAGGGATTTTTTCAAGATATGACATAAAAATATCTTCTAGTTTTTTATTTGTCATTCATCTAACCTCCAATTACTTAAAGATTTACAATACTCCCCTTGCGGGATTCCTTAAAAATCCTGCAAAACCTTTTTATTTTAGCAATTAAAACCTACCACTCTAGGCATTCTTGTTTCCATTCCCGTATATCTTGTAAATGTTTCAGCCAATGTATCACAATAAATACCATCAACCTTATTTACAACCTTGTAACTACCAGCACGCAATCTGCCAAATTCAACAGTGTAATCATCCATTGCAGTCAATGTAATTCTTACAATGTTGATTGAATTGCAGTTCTTACCAATCTTAAACTGAATTGTATCAGTTTTATGGTCTACTGCAAACTGCTTTGCTCCCGTCATCATTCTAAACTGATTAAAACCACCCAACTGATTAAAAATGTCATTGATTTGATATTGTTTCATACATAACTCCTTATAAGGTTTTCCCTTACATTTATAAATATAAAGCATATTATATAAAATGTCAAGTAGTTTATATAAAATTATTTCTTTTTATTTTAACTTGCTTTTATTGCCCTACCCTGCTTTTCAGCATCTTCCTTTTTCTTATAAACTGTAACAACACAATCAATTGAATTATCAGGAATTTGTTTCATCAATTCCAACGCATCACCAAATCTTAAATCAATCATAATTTTTCTTTTAATTCCTTTATCGTTTCTTTTGGTAAATTATCAAGTAATCTTCTTGACAATTTCACTGCACAATCCTTACAAACATACATGTTTTTATTTGGAGCACACATTCTTTTATTTGTGTATTCATTATAATTATAAACTTCAATTGCAACATATTTCCAAGCATTACCACCACAAATTGTACAATGCTCTAAATTATCAGCAATTACCCCAACATATCTAATCATATTGTTGCACCACCTTTCTTACCACACCAACCATCACCACCACCCATTGCAATTCCCCGCCATTCAAGCACCCGTTTCATTTTACCTTTACAGATAGGGCAAACCTGCTTTTCTTTTTCCTTATCGTAATTTGAAATGGGAATTTCAACTTCCTGCACCTTATTGCAGGATTCACACTTAAAATTATAATACATATCTATTCACTCTCCTTATAAAAACATTTCTTTTAATATTTCTTCTGTTACACCATTTTTATATTTTTCTTTTATTGCCTTTATTTTTTCAAGACTATTTTTATATTCCAATCCCGAAAATCTTTCATTGTTTTTTCGCTTTTTTCTAGGCAATAAACCTTTTCTAATACGATATATGTATTGGTCTTTTGTTAAGCCTAATTCTTCATAGATTTTCATTTGTTTACCTGTACATGTATCAATTCCCTTGCTTCTTTTGCTCTTGTTTTATATCCAATTTTTACTAAAGTTGTTCCACTTACTTTACAGATATTTTTTATAAACATTTCATTTGTTTCAATCCGCTTCACAAGTTCTGTACAAGCGATATATGGTGAAGTCCATTTATTTACAAGCATTAAGATTTTAGTTTCTGTTTTTGCATTTTCTTCTCTTGCAGAATAATCACTTATAATTTTTTTAAGAGAACAAAAAGCATTCTCAGTTTCTTTTATCAATTCCTCAATCTCCATAAATAATTTTACTCCTTCATATTCTTTTCTTGTAATACCTATTCCCGATAATTCAGTAAATCTTATATATTCTTTATCTTTCATTTTTCTTTTATCTCCTTAGGCAATACAATTTCTTTCCAAGCGATAACATCTTCGTTGTCAAGATAATATTCATCAAAGTGCCAAGGTTGTTCTTTATATGCCATAAAATAGCCAACCTCAAAATGACTGTTTACTTTGCATAGATAAGGCTTGTCAAATTCTTTTGGTAAATCTCCGTCTTTTACATAGTGCCATTCGTTAGCCTTGTTATAGCCGAACTCTGCACCGTCTTGCCAAACCTCACTTACATTGTCATACAATGACGGACGGTATTTATTATTCCACCATTCTTCTGCTTCTTTCTCAAACATATTTACTCCTTAAAATATCGGTAAATCATCAAATAAAGGCATTCCACTTGCTGAAGGCTTAAATTCTTCATCATCACTTGTAATACTGAAATCATAAGGGATATGCTCCCAATTGCCTTTATAATCATCTAATTTTTGTGCAAATAGCAGGATTTTTCTAGGCTGAAGTCTAACCAACATCTCATTCCACCCATCCATGAACAACTGCCGATGCTCTTTCTTGTTCATGCAACCTACATTGCTCACGGCAACAATGCTATCTTCAGGAACTCCGTCAAAACACCAGCTATAAGAATCTTTTGTTCCCCATTCAATAGTCGGAATAACTTTAATTCCCCTTTCTTGCCAATATCTTGCAACCCACTGATTCCTATAATGATTAAAAACCTGCACTGCTTTTGGAAAATCAATGTAAGTTGAAAAATCAGGCTGAAGAACCGCATCGAATTTCTTTAATACTTCCACATATCTGTTAGGATAATTCCACACCCTTTCAAACTGATAATCCCATATAAAAAATGTTATGCCCGTTTTTGGTGGTAATTTTGTGTTCATTGCATAATTAAAAGTTTTCCACTTTTTAATATCAATATCTGTTACCCTTGCCAATTCAGGCACACCATATTCCCCAACACCCTCATAAAAAGCATCTTTCAAATTAAGAAAATCACCCATTTATTTCTGCTCCTTATTATTTTTATTTAATTCTGTAATAACTTTTTTATGATTACTTGATTTAATATTCATTTGTTTAACCTTTCTCATTAATTGAACATTTTTCCCTTTCTTATATTCTAATTTTTCTTTCAATTTATTTATCTTATCTTCTGCAAACTTATTGGAACATTCCCTACATAAAGGTATTTTGTATAAAGGCTCATTCAATAAATCTTTAACAATAAAAACCACGGGGGTTTCTTTCCCGCAAGAAATACAAACTGATTCCTGAAATACTTTTTCAATCATACTTCAACCTCACATATCAAATAATGGCATATTTAATTTTATTTCAGTTTCCACCTTTTCAGGTTCAACTTCTACACTAACTAATTTTTCCTGCTCCTGAATAGCAAGCCTTTCTTTTATCAAATTTATCCCAACCATAGGTGTTTCAAAAACATCAAAAACTTCCAAACTTATACTATTACCGTGAATTATCGTTGCAGGAATTCCCAATAAACTCATCTGTATCATTGACATACACACCGCATTCCAAGATAGGTCGGTCATTTCCACATACAAATTCTGCTGAAAGTTTATATCTTTTTTATAAAATGCCTCAGCAAGGGCAATTATCATTGCACCACCACCGCAAGCAGGCTCGGCAACCTTATATATTTTATTTTTATCAAGATTACCAGGAATACTCATTTCAGCACAAACTTGACATACCGAATAAGGTGTAAAAAACTGCCCCATGCTATCACTTCCAAAATCGCAAGCCATGTAGACCTCACCAAGAAAATCCCTGAATCCATGCTCGAACCCTTCAGTCACCAACGCTAATAATTTTGGGAATTGCTCCTGCACATCTTTCTTGTACTTACCAATTATTGAAAGATATTTATTTTCCCTTTCCTGATTAAAATGTGAAACGTTAGCAAACGCATAGCAGGATAATGTTAAAAAATCACAAAACACATCATACATATTATGCTCATAAGCCATTTTCTGAAGTGTTTTTATGAATTCATTTTGTTCATTGGATTGTACTGTTATTCTTTTACTACTCATACACTTTAATTATAGGAAAATACCCCAAAATAACGCTATTTCAGGCTCGGTTGATAAAAATATCAGCCTAACCCAAAACAACGCAACACAAGCAATACTCAAGCCAATCAGGGCATATTTTAGATGAATAAAGGTGAACTATTTACTGCATTTTCAGTACTTTTTGTTGCAATACCTTTTTTCAAATATTTCAAACCTACCACTAAAGGTCGTTTTTTGCATATTCATCATTTTTTCTTTTATCTCCTTAATTTTGAATAATCAGTAGCATTAAGTGAATAAAATTGCATATCTATCTTTTTCAAAGACGCAATATGCTTTTTGCTTGCTAACCTAGACCTTTTTATTAATTCTTCATACTCAATATTACTAAATATCCTTTCTTCAATACACCTTCCGATTTCTTCAATTTTGTTGCTTGAATTAACTTTTACAAAAATTGTTTCACCATACAAACGATAATCTCTGTCAATTATTTTAGAAAATACAAAAGTATCTGCCAAAAAACAAGGATTGTCTATTTCATAGATTGCATCCCATTTCATTTTTCTTTTATCTCCTTGCAGGATAGAAAAATCTGTTTTCACTTCCAATGTCATCTTTGAAAGGGAAAGCATCGTGTTCACTCTGTCGTATTGTTGTAATGTCAGAACAACATTTACCTTCAACAATCTCAATCAGTTCATTAATGTTGTTTGCAACATAACCCTTTTTACCTTCAAATTTTTTAGACCATACAAACTTTACTTTTCTTGTCTTGAATTTCATTTTTCTTTTATCTCCTTATAGATTATTTATCCATTCATTTATAATTTCTTTTGTTACACCATTTTTATATTTTTCTTTTATTCCAGCTATTTTCTTTTCATCATTTTCATAAACCTTACCACTTGCCCTTTTATGTGATTTGGTATATTTACAACACATCCAAGTTTTCTTGAATAAATCAGCATAACCATCTTTACCCAATTCATTCCTTAATTCAGCAAGTTCCACATCTTTAATCCTTTTCCCCATTTTACACACCTAATTCATTTTTAATTATTTCCACTTCATCATGTGTTAATTCACCACCATCATTTTTATTAAAATCTTCATAAGCATTTACAACTTCAACCTCAACACCCATTGAGGCAATCTGCATTCCATACTTTCTTGCCTTTTCTTGTGCTTCAGGTTCATTATCAAATAAGATAAAAACCTTTTCAAACCTGCCTGCAATAACTGCAATTTGTTCTTCAGTTAAAGCAGACCCAAAACAACACATGGAGTTATCACCTAACATGAAGCAATCAAAAGCACCTTCAGTAAGAATAACCCTGCTTTTATTACAGTTATCAAGATTAAATAAACTTGTTTTAGGGTTTACACAACTTTCTTCAATGCTTAAATTCTTATATCTAGGAATTTTCAGTTCATCAGCCTTTTTCTTACTTAAAATAGTTCTACCCGTCCAAGAAACAATTTTACCATTGATTATAAGCGGAATAATAATTCTATATTTCCATTCCCCAGCAATACCACCACCAACAACCCCATATTTTTCATGTAAATATCTAGGTGAAAAGTTCCTGCTTAATAAATATTTTCTTTCAGCAGGTGTAAATGTATCAGTCGGTAATTGCAGGTGCTTTGCCAATGGAATTCTTTTATTTAATCTAGCAACCGCAACATTTCTAGTTTCATACTGAGCAAGAACCTGATTCACTTCCCCGCTCGGAATAGCGAGCAACCTCGCCAATGTAGGTGTCGCCTGATGCCCTCCGCACTTCCAACAAGCACAATGCCCATCAGCAAGATTAAATCCCAAATGCTTTGAATGGCTAGAAGAAGTGCAGTACACGCATTCAACGTTTACACCCACCCCCTATTTCTTTTTGTTGTATAATCAATACCATAATCTTTGAAAAGTTTTACAAAATCATACATTTGTCTTACCCCTTTTAGTTTGGCATTACGATTATTCTATAATCATCAGCAACAAATTCTCTAGGTTTTTTAGTTAAATATTCCCTTAAAACTAATTTTTTTGAAATCGCCAAAATAGCATAAAACTGTTTCATTGGTATCTTAAATTCTGTAATTTCATTTTCATCCGTCAAAAGATTAGTTTCATAAATGTCACCATAACTAGCGATTGTTTCAACATCATCATTGTATGTGAAAATAACTTCATCATTAGTGAATGTAACTTCACCACCATTCGATGCAGGAATTCTAATGGTTGGATATTTAGAAAAATCAATTACCTTTTCCACATAAGCACCCATAGGAATTGCATTTTCATACTTAAAATCATACTGAGAATAAGGTCTTTCCTCGCCATCAATAATGATTTTTTCATCATTGAACTCTATGCTTTTCCTTACGTCTACATCAGCAGGGAAACTGAACCTATCATTATTTGAAACACAATTGGAAACGTCTTTGATTATCATAATTTTTCCGTTAGTTGCAGTCATAACATTTTTATCAATATAAATCCTATTGTGGTATCTTCTTTCAGATTCACCCCTACTTTTACAAAATTTTAACATTACCTTGCAAACTTTCTTAAACTTATCAGCATTTAAGATTATCATATTCACCTCACACTTTAATTATAGAAATTGAAATAAAAAAGAGGTGCTTTTACACACCTCTTTAACCCCCTTTTTTACTGCCTGATTTTATGCAACCATCAGCAAATCCTGAGCGGTCTGCAACATTACATTACCATCAAAGAAATCTGCCAACTTGTTTTCAGCATAGGTTTTAGTCTGCCTTAATGGAACTGTATTTGAGCAGTAATCCGCAATAGCGTTATACATACCCCAAGCAGTTCCCTTAAAGTTCTGCAAATCATCTTTTTCATTGTAAATCAGGTGCATTCTTGTCACAACTTCTTCACGGTTCTTTTCATTCATTGTTGCAAGTTTTTTAGTTGCAAACAACTCCCTGAAGAATTTTTCTTCATCAATCTTTTTTGCAACAAGTTCTTCAGCAACCTTGCCCATATCATCAAGATATTTTACTGCAAAACCAAGTGATTCTTTAGCCTGCAACTGCTTATCTTTAATATTCAAAGTATGTCTGCATCGCCAAACACGCTTTGCCTCTTTCATTGCAAGTTGCAGGGTGTTGTTGCATACAACCCTAACATTTGTAATTCCTGCCATAAGGCTAGAAGTTCCATCATGTGAATTTGTAAAGAACAAGTAATTTTCAACATCATCACCAAGCAGGTTTTGATTTGGCAATTTTACAAGCAGGAAAATTCTTTTTCCATTCCACAGACTACCTGCGGTTTCATATCGGCATTCAACTTCATCTGATTTTACAATATCATCAACAAAATCAAATGCCTCATTATTCTGCACAATCTTGTAACGCTCTTTTACAATACCAAGCGGGATATTAGCATCTGTACGAATATTGGCATAATAGCCAGGCAGTACAATGCCATTTGCCTTAACCTGATACTGCTTTACTTTCCAATCAAGTTTTGCCATCTTAATTGCTTCATCTGAAGTTGGAGCATCTTCAACAACAGTTCCAATTCCATGCCAAGGTCTTTCCTTTACCGATAACATCCAATCACAATCCATAAGTCCATGTGCCATACACAACTCCTTGTAAGTTTTCCTTACATTTATAAATATAAAGCAATTTATATAAAAAGTCAAGTAGTTTTTATAAATTATTTTAATTTTTACATAAATAATGGTGAATTTTCATTTATATTTACATCTTCCTGAACAAAGCCATTTTCAATTCTTTGCTTAGCAATTTCAAAATACTTATCATCTTTTTCAATACCAATAAAATTCCTATTTGTATTCTTGCAGGCAACTCCCGTTGAACCACTACCCATGCAATTATCTAAAATTGTATCATTTTCGTTGGTATAAGTTTTAATTAAATACATCAGCAGGGCAACGGGTTTTTGAGTAGGGTGAAATTTTTCAAAATCCCTCTTATATTTAAGAATGTTATTAGGACAGTTTGTTGACGATATAAATTCTTCATTTGTATTCAGTTTATTTCCAAGACTTTTATATCCTGATGATTTTCTAAAATTAGAATTAGGATTATTTCTTTTAATCTTCATATTTTTCCTATCCACATTGAATCTTATCGGATTATTGCTCAGACTTCCTACAGTAGCCTTAGAAAACACACATATATCCTCTGTTTTTTTCAAGGGAGCATAAGATGAATTCAAAAAACCATTAGGAGATTCCTTTTCCCAAATCCAATTATAACGATATAATTTAAGATTGGAACATATTAAAATTGATGTGAACGGCTGAACTGCAAACAAAACTATAGTTCCGTCATCTTTTATAATTCTTTCATATTGATTCCACAATTTGTCAAAAGAAATAACACTATCCCATTTATGAGCAGTAGTTCCATAAGGCAGGTCACATAAAACCATATCAATTGATTTATCAGGAATACTTTTCATCAACTCTAAACAATCACCATGTAATAACTGCATCATTAAAACCTCGCTTATTTTAATTATAGTTATTTACCATTTAATTCTTTCATTTTATCTAATATTTCTTTCAACCTGATTAAAATAGTTTCATCTTTTACATAATAAACATATAAAAAATGCACTGTATCATGCGTTTTTTTATTTAAGCAGGCAAAATGTGTTTCATCTGATATATCGGTATAATCTTTTTCATCAAGGTTAAGATGATGCAAATTCCATCCTGCTCTGAGAGGTCGTAGAGTCACGCAATCTACAGACCTCGACTTCTTCAGATAATTCCTAAACTTCTTCCACTTTGCTGATTGCCTGAACTTAGTTTTTTCTTTCTGACTCACAAATTACCCCATAAATAAAATAAAGCAGGCACAAAAGCACCTGCCTTTTAATCAATTATACCTTAGATTCAGGCTGAGATGAATAGAATTTCTTTTTTCTATTGCTTTTAATGGAATCTTCAAAATCTTCCCATTTCTTGTCTGCCCTTTCATCAAGTTCCTGCTCAAGATTATTTTCTTCAACATAAGCAATCAATTCATCACGGGTCATTGTATCACCGAATTTTTCATTGAATTTCTGCTTATATTCTTTTTTAGATTGGATAAACGCAAACATATTTTCAGCATCAGTTCCATCCATATCAGCATATCTTGAATCCTGATATTTTTCATACAATTCATTTTCATCAAGAAATTCTTTCAGGGTTTTTTTATCATAATCATTATCACCGTTCCACTGAATAGCACCTGCCTTTTTGTTCAACTCACCTTTATCAGTTCTTAAATCAAACAGATAATCAATGCTTGTTCCAATGTTATCAAGTCCATAATCATAAAGGAATGAAAAGAAACATTCACGATATGGTCTAGGTGTTTTACTTTTTGTTGTTTTAGCCTTTACAACAACACCAACTGCCATATCCTTTTTTTCAATCTTTTTGCAAGTTGCAAGCCAAAGAACTGAATGAGCATAAAAGTCCATTGCCTTACCACCTGAACGGGAATATTTTTCAAAACTGAACATATCGCAATTTTCACGGATTTGGGAAATAATAATCACAAGTACATTGCAGTTTTCAATTGTATCACAAAGTTGTGGAAAAAACTCCTGAGATAAATACTTTTGTTTACCCATTCCATAAGTACCTTTTTCAAGGTCTTTACCATCATCAAAAGCCTTTAATCTTTCTTTTGCCCTATCATCCTGCTCTTTACTTGTCAAACCATCAAGCGAATCAAGAACATAAATACCAAATTCACCCTTTTTTAATGATTGACTGAACTTAGTGATATTACAGAAAGCATCTTCAACATTTTTAGAATGTTTTCTTTCTGTTTTATCTTCTGGCATAATCTCAAATCCATACAAGGATTCTGTATCAAATGAATAACCTGATTCACAATCATCATAAACCCATTTGAACTTATCCCCGTACTGATAATGTGAAAAAGCAATGAACTCATTACTCAAGAATGTTTTACCTGCTGATTTGTCACCTACAATGTTGATAAATCTACCTGCGGGAACACCCAACACTCCCTTCTTTCCACCAAGCACCTTATCTAATAATCGGCAACCACTTTTGAAATAAATCTGCTCCATTTTCTGCTCCTTACCAATTTTCTTTATGGCTATCTTCACGCTTTTTGATAATTGCTTTAATTCTTTTTGGGTCTGCATACATTACCCCCTTTGCGCCAGCTTTAATTACACCTGAATCTTTATCCTTAATCAGCAAATAGATATAAGGCAAACTAACATTCAATTCATCATGCAACTGATTCAGTGTTAAATAACCATCAGGAACTTTTTCATTGTGTTTTTCCACCCATTCAAAGAATTTATCTTTATCAAAATCAACCCTACCATCAACCTTTTTAATAAATCCTTTCTTATAACCAATCTGATACAAACCTGATTTACTTATACGCAAACCAAGTTCTTCACATTTATTAAGTACATCTTTAATGTGCATTTTCAACTCCTTACAAAAAAGACCGTTACCCCCGCAAGGCAACGGTCTTTGGATTCAATTAATAATTAACGATTTTCACGGAATGCCTTTGTACAACTATCCCAACAATCGCAATTATCACAATCATCAAATCCGTCAACATCAACACCGAATTTATGACCGAATTTGCATTTTCCTGAGCAAGCCTTTTTAGGTGTTTCATCTTCATCAAAATCATCCATATCATCAAATGATTTTTTAGAAGATTTTTTTGGAAGTTCATCATCTTCATCTTCATCATCTTCATCACGATGCTTAGATTTTTTAGAAGGAGCAGGTTCATCATCTTCATCTTCATCATCTGCAACCTTTTTTGATGATTTTTTAGGTGTTTCATCTTCATCAGAATCATCATCTTCATCATCTTCCTGCCCATAAAGAATTTTTTCAACTTCTTCATAAGTTGGAACATTCATAATTTCATCAAAAGAAATTGCCGATTCAACAAGTTCATCAGGTATAGGTTCATCACGGTCTTCAAAACCAAACGATTTGAATTCCATATATTTAATCTTACCAAAAGATGTTTCACTTGCACGGAATTTAATTTCCTTACCATTTTCAACATCAGCAAAATCAACGAATCCGCCCTCTTCATCATCACGAGCCTCATCAATCAATTCCTTTTCAAACAGATTGTGTGATGCCTCAAACACCTTAATTTTATCAGGGTCTTTCAAATCCTGAACATTGTAGAACACACGTCTTTTAGGTTTCAGGTCTTTAGCCTCTTTGTCCTTACCTTCTTTAGCAAGCAGTGCTGATTGTTCACAAATCGGACAAGGCTTACCATAAGTTTCTTTCAAACAGATAACACTTGCTTCACTTACACCGACTGAACGGTGAACCCATAAATCCATCACATAATCAGTATCACCAATTTCAAAATCCCCACGCTTTACAAGCGGATGATTCTTTGTTTTGATTACATAAGGAATGATGTTAATTCTGTTTTTACCTTCAGCAGGCTTAAAAAAGTTCACTTCACCGTCAACTTTTCGCCAATCCATTACACCTTTTCTTGAACCGCCCTTACTTTCCTTAGTTTCAAAACTTGCCTGATAGCGTTTTGACAATCCACCTTTCTTCTTGTTCACCATATCGAACTCCTTTTATTTTTTACTGAGATTCCTGCGAATATCACTCGCCACATTCTCATTAATTGACTTTTTAACACCAGCACCATCTGCAACCGAATAATAGCCTGCAACATACAACTTAACAAGATTATCCAATTCAGACCTTCTTGCATCCATTGCGTTTACCGCAACCTGCAATCTACCAAAAGTTGTTTCAGCCTCCCGCAATTCAGATTTTGCTTTATCAACTTCAGAATCCAAAGTTAGCATTGAACTAACCATAGCTTCTGTAAATTTCTGCCCGCTTTCAGAAAGATTTTTCCTAATCCTGATGTTTGCTTCAGCCATAACATATTCAAGATTATCTTTTGCCTCACTTACATTACTTTTTGCCAATGAACAAGCCTCGGCATAATAAGCATATCTTGAGGCATGGGAAATACATTCTTCATCAAGTTTATACTTGTTGATTGTTAAATCTTTCTGAAAATCATCTTCAGAATTTTCTTTTGCCAATGTTTCAGCCTTTGTCATTTTCTACCACCTTTAAAATGTGTTTGTTTTACACCATGTTGAATAACCATCTTCACCCTTTTTTTGTATCTTTATCAGTTTTCATAATCTGAAAATTCTTCCAAAAGATTGCATTATTCAACCATCTGAAAAATCTTGTTTTCTTCATTCATCTTTTAATCCTCCAAGATAATGTTCTTATACTTTAATTATAGATAATCTTATAAAATTATTTACCTTTTATAAAAAATTATTGCCAAGTTCTTTTTCCATCAACAACAACCATTTTCTTACCCATCATACAATCACTTATCTTTTTTCTTGTTATCCTAAAAGTGATTCATAATCAAGACACGCAACTGTAATAGCAAATTTTCCATTTCTATATGTATCAGCCTGACTAAAAGCCTGCAATGCACAAACTGCATTCTGATTCATTTTACCTTTCAACAATACCGAATTCATATAACCCATAACTGCCTGCCTGATTCTTTCAGGCTCACTCAAATCCAAATCTTTAATTACCTGAGCAAGTTTTGCCCAGTTGCAACCCTGCGAAAGCAAGCATCTACACAACTCAATTGTTTCAGAATTTTCACCATCTACCCCTGCTGAAAGAACTTCCAATTGTTCATCTTCTGAATCCAAATAAAGAACCTTAGCAAGCAATTTTAATGCTTTTCTACTTCCACCATCAGCCTGCTCTATTATTGCATTTACAACTTCAGGTGTTAATTTCTTACCCTCTGCCCTTGCAGTCCTTTTAAGCAGGTAAGTCATTTCTTCATTGCTTAAAGGTTTCATTGCAACAACTGAACATCTTGTAACAAGCGGTTTTATCAGTTTTTGTGGGTCGGTAGTACACAAGAAGAAATAAACATGGTCGGGTGTATCTTCGAGCGGTTTTAACATTGCATTCTGCATATCATTAGTCCACTTATGGCATTCGTCAAAAATCCACACGAGAGCATCACCATCAGACGGCATATACTGCATTTGCTCCAAAATATCCCTTGCGGTATCAATACCACGGTTTTCAGCCGAGTTTATTTCACGAATGCTTAAATCACCTGCACCAACTTCTTTTGCGATGATTCTTGCCATTGTTGTTTTTCCGCAACCAGCATTTCCCGTAAACAAGAAAACATGACTACCATTTTCAAGTTCCTTTTTTACTGCCTTAATCGCCGATTCATTACCAACCATTTCATCTTCAGTTTGTGGTCTGTATTTTCTGTAAAGTTCCATTTTATCCTCCACATTAATTATAGTATTAAAATAAACAAAATTTATTTTATTTTTTCTAAAAACAAAAACATTTGTCTATTTAATTTTTCTTGTTCAAATTCATTTAATTCAATTTTAATTGATGAATTATTTCCATCAAGCATAACTTCAACTCTTGATTTAGGAATTACTTTGCAAATATATTCAGCCATTTTGAAAATTGTATATTCCCTCCAACAAGTAAATTCTTGCCCTTGTATTATTACAGATTCATGTCTATCCAATTTTCTTGCTTCAATACTACCTTTAGAATTTTTCTTATAGGCTTTCATTCCAATTGAAATAAATTCTTCAATCATGTTTTCGGTATTCCATATCAATTTACAACCTCATCAATAAATATTAGTTCCTGAGCATACGGCAATGTTCTCGCCCAATCAATAAAAGATTTTGACCACTCTGTTAGTTTATGAAATCGCCTTTGCCCTTTACTGCACATTGCAAGCAAGTTTTCATAATCCATAGTAACCGTTCTTTTCTGCAACCAAGATTCAGGCAAATTTACAATAAGTTTTTTCCACCAAACTTTGTCTTTAGTTTCATTGTAATTTTTTCTATACCCCTCAAGAAATTCGATTGTTTTAGGCAAAATATAATTCCCGCATTCAAAACAATCTCTTGTAATTGGAGTATCAGCCAACTTGTGCATTGTAGAAGTTGAGTTTGCGACTGTTCCAACTTTGTATGTATCAAACTCTTTCCACCAGTAAAGCGGAGCAGTTATATCGACACATACGAAAATCTGTCGCATAAACTTTCTATGCTCTGAACCTGCTTTTATCAGGCTTTGTGCAAGTTTAAGGTCATTTTCACCAATTACTGTATTTTCAATTTTTCCGTTATAGCCTTTAAAAATCGAATCACTTTTATTCCAACTATTTTTTGGATTCCTAGCACCCAAAATCGCATTATAAATGTTATATACCGATGTATCTTCAAAAAGCATTATTTTCGCTCCTCCTTTTCAATCAATTTATTCAAATACCACTGTGCTTTTTTAAGTTCCTGCACGGTTTCATCTTTCTTGCCAACCCTACAAAGATACTTCAACGCATTTCCACGCAAAAAACCCTTATATTGTTCTTCTGGTAACCACGCTTCAAGAACTTTGATACATTCATAAGTCGTATCACCGCCATATCTTTCAGGGTGATTCACTTCTTCTTTTTTAAGTTCCATAGTTTCTTTCATTTATAACTCCTTAAAATAAACTATTTGTATTTAAGTCAATTCCAAAATCGGCAATTCTTTTTTTGGCTAAATTTATATACCAAGTCTTGTCAAGTTTTTCAGGAATTTCAACACCATTCACTTCATCATTAAAGATAAAAACATTATCGCAAGTATTAGCGAACTTTTCGATAGTTGCACCTTCAGTTTTACATTTTCCAATGTAAGTATCTGATTTATCTTTACTAGCAAAAACCCTGAATGTTCTATCTGTAAGATAATGCCCATTATGCCAGCCCATGCAATAATTTGAACTTATTTTAACTATCTTTTGAAATTGCTTTAATTCATTACATTCAGCAATTGTATCTTCAGGCAACACACCTTTAGTTAAATAATCAACAATTGCTTTATTCACAATCGGCAAATCGTTATCAAGTTCACTTAATTCCTTAACATAAGCACCTTTTCTTTCAAGTTTTCCATTAGTAAAACGCATGATGTAATTATTTACATCTTTCTGCCAAATTTCAGAAATTTCATCAAAACCCAATCCCATTTTTGTTCTATCCATCCATTCCTGACATATTTCCCGCATTTTCTTTTCAGCATCATCATTATCAGCAACTTGCAGGATAATACCATCAGTATTTGATTGGATAATATCGGCATAACCCTCAAGATGCTCGAGCAAATCAAGCAACATTAACTGCCCATTTACACAAACATTGTTTGCCTGCCGAGGGTCATAAGCACTTGAATTCTTATCTTTACAAATTCCATAAGTAGAATTCAAAATAATCTTATATGGTGCTTGTTCTTTTTTCTTGCCTGCTTTTTTAAGTTCAACACGTTTATCGTATATTTCCTTAAACTTTTTCTTATTCTCACAATTTCTAGTTAGAAAATCATAAACAATCATAATTGATGGATAATAAGAAGTAACATCAACATGGAATAATCGACCTTTTATGTGCAGAGGTTCTTCAGGACAACCATGTAGACCACCCCACCCGAACACATGAGGAACTCCACAAACTTCAATTTCCAAACTGTTTTTATAATCATGATTTCTAGGATTTTCAAACCAATCCCGCACAAGTTTATATTTTTTAAGTTTCAGAATTGGAACAATCTGTAAATCAAATTCATCATCATGTTCTTTCTTTTCACACCCAATAACCTTTGCACTTAATTGAGCCTTAGTTGCCCTAACCTTTGCTATATCAAGATGAAAGGTGTTTATCATATCTATTTGTGCATCATATTCTGTTTTTCTTATCTTAAATACTTCAATAAGCTGCTCAACATCATGCCCACAATATTTAATTGTTTCCACAACTTCATGTCTTGTTAATTCCCTATCCAAATCAAAAGGAACACTTGTTTCTTTTATGTTATTACCCATGAATCCTTCAAGTTGTTTTAATCCTTGCATAGCAGGAGCAATGTCAAAATCAAGCAACTGAATATCTTTAAATTCATCACTAATCTGCCAACCCTTCATTCCCAGCATAATAATTTTATCGTTTACTTTTTTAGGGTTCATATCAAGTAAAATTGATTTAAGAATGTATGTATCATAATTTCTTGAATTATAGCCAACCCACAATTCTTCTTTATGGTGTCTGTAATAACGTTTTAATGCTTTTCTATCATTTACAATAACTTCTTTTATGTTTTCAATCGGATTAACGATAACGACCATCCAATCGCACATAAACACTTCAAAATCATAAAAATTAAGTGAATATGGATAATTTTCAATTGTAAAATCCTGATATTTTTCATGGTCAAGTTGCACCTTTCTATCCATAACAATCAATTTATCTAAATCAGGTTCTTTATAAACAATCTTTTTAGGTTTTACATCTGCAACTTCTTTCTTTACAACCATTTGTGCAGGTTCACCCCTTAAAATTCTAATATCATCAGAATCAAATAAACTCATATTTACCTCAAGAAAATAATGCTAACTGACTTTTACATCAGTTAGCAGGAATCAATTATTTCTTTACATCAATTGTTGAAATCAAGTGTGTAGATGTTGGAGTCACAAACAACAAACGCATCGCCTCTTTTCCACTTTTCAAAGTCTGCTTTACAAGATAGAATTCGGTTGAACGCTTCGCAATAAATGACATCATGTTAGGGTCAACATATACGGTAATAGGTTCAAATTCTTCACCCAAATTTTCAACCCAATCAACTTTTTCAGCATAATTTCCCGTCGCTCTTTCGGATTCAACTAAAATACCATCAGTTGAAAGTGTTAATCTAATTGCAGATTTTTCAACTGTTTCAATACTGAATGGCACTGCACGGTCAATTGCATTAAACATTTCAAGCGGGAATTTTCCATGCAATCCACTTTCCTTATCATCAGATATGGCAAGAACCTTTTCAATTGCCTCAAGCGGGAATTTGTTAAATTGCAGGGTTTTTACACTAAAAACTGTTTCATTTACAGACTTAAAATGAACCCAATTTCCATTCAACTGAACTGAAGTCAATTTTCCAACTTTAAGCAATTCAGCAACGGATTTATCAGACAACCAAAATTCAGATAAATCAACATCTTTGAAGTCATATTTATTTACCTGCCATCCATCAGTTGAATACATTGTTGCACCCTTTACTGCAATTCCTGCCATTGGTGTTTTGTTATTCTGCATTAAACAAGTTCCAAGTCCATCTGCAAAATCTTCAGGTAAATCAACCCAATCTTCAGCAGGCTCAACACCTTCAAGTCTTGTCTGATATTCAAATTCCATCAGGGTTAATTCAGCCTTTGCCTTACCATTTTTCAAAACCCATTTTTTCTCGGCAACTTCAAATTCAATTTCATCTGAAGGGAATTTGCTGATAACCTTAAAGAATTCATCTGCATGAACTGCACCCTCAATTGATTCTTCAACCAATCCCGCCTGCTCAATTGGCACTGCAACTGAAATCAAATCATTGTAACTGTAAATCCTGCCTGAATGGAAAATAAAGGCATCTGCACCCGATAAAGTTGAATTCCCCGTTTCAATACCAGGCATTGCCATTTTAAGACTTTCCATCAGTGCTTTTTTCTGAACAACCATCTGTCATTCCTCCATTATCATTGTTTATACTTTAATTATAGAAATTGAGATAAAAAAAAGCACCGATTTTACTCGGTGCTTTTCATTTAATTCCTTATTAAAAACTTCCTCATTTCAATCCCTTTCTTTCCTTGTATCTTTTCAAAATATCTTTATCCATATCACCAATATCAAACATAACCGCATCATCTTCATTATTTAATACTTTTTTCATATCCTTATTATGAGTATTCAATATTTCAATTATATCTTCATCAATACTATCTTCAAGAATAAGATAATAAGCCATAACAGAATCAGCCTTTTGCCCTATACGGTGTACACGGTCTTCCGCTTGTTCAACTTCAACACAAGTCTGCCCAAATTCAATAAAGCAGGTCGCCTTACTTGCAGTTAATGTAATTCCTGCACCACAAGCCTTTATCTGCCCAACGAATAATTTAATTTTTTCATCATTCTGAAATCTATCAATATTTTTCTGCCTATCTTCAACTTTTGTTCCGCCATTTATTCCAACTGAAACACCCTTAAAAGTATCAAGCATAAAATCAAAAGTTGCCTTATGATAAACAAAAACAACCAACTTATCATTTATCTGTAAATAATCCTTTATCCATTGCAAAACCGCATTTCTTTTTGCTTCAAAACTAGCCCGCTTTAATTGTGCCAATCTTTGCAGGGCATTTGTTTCACCTCTTGAGATTGCATCTAGGAAGTCCGCATCTACATCATTGTACTGTTTGCGTTCTTTCTCACTCACTGCCATTGGAACAATTATTCTGTTTTTAGGTGGTAATTGTGTTAGAACATCTTTCTTTAATCTTCTTATCATAAATCTGCTTATCTTTTGGTGTAATTCATCAGCGTTAGATAATCCATTAAACTGCCAACCAAAATAAGTCTTAATAGGGTCACAATACCGCATTAAATATGCCCATCTGCTAGGAAATAATTTCTTATTAAGGATATTTAGGCAGGTGAAAAATTGACTTGTTCTTGTTTCATAAGGTGTACCACTCAAAAATATTTTCTTTGCCTTATTATCACAAATCTGCTGAACTGCCCTAGACCTGATTGTTTCAGGCTCAGCAATATACTGAACTTCATCTGCAATAATTGTATTAAAAGTGTGATTATTTATTTCATCACACCAACCATAAACTTTGAGGATTTTCTTTTTATAAGGTTCTTTCTTTTCCTTGCACTTTTTCTGCCTTGCTAATTCAGCCTCTTTTTCTGCCTTATCTTCACTACCCAAAATATCATAGTTTACAATCCAAACGGGATATTTCTTCAAAAATTCATCAGAGAGTCTTTCAGGCATCCTGCCACTAATTATGTAGGTCTTCACTCCGCTCCACTTCTCAACTTCCCTTGCCCAATTCAGTTTCAAACTTGCAGGGCAAATAACAAGTGCAGGCAAACTATTTTCTTTTAGTGCCAAATAAACACAAGCCTGAACTGTTTTACCCAAACCCATTTCATCAGCCAATAAGTAATTCTTATCATCTGATAATAATTGTTTTACACCTTCTTTCTGAAAAGGATATAAAGATTCAGGTATTTTATAACCACAATCTATTTCTTTTTTTACTTTATCTTTCAAAAATATCTTTGCTGATTCATCAAATGGATAACCTGCCTCAAACAGTTTCAACGCATTCCTCCTAGTTGGTGGTAAACAGAAAATATTAACATTAGATAAATATTCTGAATATTCTGATTCTTTTGCTATATCAAGAACAACCCTAAAATCCTTACCTTTAGTTAATTGCACACACAACCTTTCACCATCATAGATAACCATTTATAACCCCATAATAAAAAAAAGGTGGTCAAAAGTTAAAAATAAACAATCGACCACCTGCTTAAAGTCAATAAAAATTACGCATACAAAGCATAGCCATCAGAATTCCAAAATGTTTTAATTTCTTCCCACAACCTTATACTTTTCTGCCTGCTATAATGAAATTTCTTCATAACCCTTGCAATAGTGGGTTTGCAGGAATAAACATTGTTTTCATCATTCCATTCAAAACTCACAAGCCAATTCAAAACATCATAAGCCTCAATCGTAAGCATTTCTTTTGCAACTGCCAAAAAATCCTTCACTTTAAGACTTTCAGTTTTTTCATCAACTTCCAAATCATATTCAGCACCATAAATCACAAACTTTTTTCTTTTAATTTCTGCCTTGCAATAATCACCCAATGACTTCAGACGAACATACAAAAAAGTGATAAATTGCACACCACTTGAAATATCATACTTTTCAAGGGTTTCACAATAAATCAAGAATGCCTGAGCCTCAACATCTTCATAAGGTAATTTATACAATCTTGCATAATTACCTGCCGTTTTTCTAATAAGTCTGACATACTTATCAAACATATCCATACATATCCTCCAAATCTACAATATGATTATTTTATAAATCAATTTATATTAAAAGTCAAGTAGTTTTATTCAAATAAAGGTAAATTATTCTTTTTTATACCTTTATTCCACGGAATACAACCTTTCTTTCTACCAACATTTTTCCTTTGTTCTGCATTCAACTTCACCCCTTTATTCCAAGCAACTTGCCCTTTATGTGATTTTTTCAAATTTTCAATATGCTCTTTTGAAAAAACCCTGCCTTTTGCCGATTCAGATATTTTCTTTTTAGTTTCTTCACTATGTTTTCTACCCTTTTGAGATTGACTCATGTGCAATCTTGCTAAATCTGAAGGTATTTTTCCTAAATGGGCATTCCTATTTTTTAATTTTGTTCTTTCACTATGCTTTTTCCCATAAAATCCATTTTTAGAACCATAATTAGCACATTTTTCAGATAATAACTTTTTAGTCTTTTCACTATGATGCTTACCATAAAACGGGTTTAATTCGCCACAACCAATTCCACCATCACCACCTGCTGAAATGTTATATTCTGCTTTACCTTCACCACGACATAAAGCAATGAAAACTTTTTCCAAAATATTTACATTTTCTTTTGTTTCTGTAATTGCTAAAATTTCTTTTGAAAAAATTTCTAACCCATACTTTTCTTTAGCAAGTTTTAATTTACAACCTGAACCCATATATTTATCTGTTTCAGGTGTTTTATTAGCAGGACACTTTCTTTGCCCTATATATGTTTTCCCATTAATATTGTTTGTTATACAATAAATATAAAACATCAGTTTCCTCTTACACAAACGCTTGAAACACCTTTTATATTTTTCTTTACTTCAAAAACCCTATCCGCTATATCAATAAATTGATTCTCATGTGTGACCATAATTATTTCGAGTCCGAGTTTTGTAGATAACTGCCTAACAACTTCACAAACCCTACTCATCAAATCTTTACTTACAAATTTCATAGGTTCATCAAGTATCATCACATTATCACAATTTGATGATAAAACATAACTAGCCAACCTTAATGCCCAACAAGTAACATCTACTACCCCGCCCCCGCTGGCATTCATAGGGTCAATTGGTCTGCCCGTTTTTTGTGATAGGAAAACTAATTCAGCATCAGTTTTACCCCTTGCAATATTAAACTGTAACTGAAATTCATATTCATTTGGAAAACAAGTTTCAAGTGCAAGATTTACAATATCTTCAATCTGAAATTTCAATTGTGATTGTGTATCTTGTGCCACTTTCTGCAAGAATGCCTGAGCCTGCTCCAACAACTTAATTCTATTATTAAGATTATCGAGTGTTGTTTTATTCTGAATAAGGTTATTTTTAATCTGCTTTTTCATTCCCTTAGATTGCAGGAACAATTGTTTTACTCTGTTTATATCCATCATAATTTATCACCAACACCTTCAGCTCTTTTACGATTCTTTTCAATACAACCCAAAATTGCTTTTTCAATATCAATGTTTTCTTTTCCCGCAATAATAAGGCAACAACAAATTATATCAGCAAGTTCTGATTCAAAATGAGGTTTTTGAAAATTATCCATTTCATAGGTATAAGCAGTATATGCCTCCATTGCCTCAATAACTTCAGTTGCAGTGTGTTTCAGCATACTTCTTGTATCGGTCTTAATATGCCCACCATTTTTATTTCTCAAATTAGCATTATTTAACGTTACTTTACACAATTTATTCAAGTCCAACATTTTATGCTCCCAATTCTTCTTCAAGTTTGTCCCAATCATATGAATCAAAAAGTTTGTTACTTAAAGTTTCCAAACGCTTATTTGAATTATCAAGTTCACCCTGCATTTCCTGCAACTTACCTTTTATTTCTTCAACATCATCAGTGCCAAATTTTTCTTTCCACTGCTTTTTAATACTTTCTTTTACACCCTGAGCCTTAGCCTTTTCAATCTCATTCTTATTAATCAAATCCTTAATTCTTTCTACTTCTTTTAGTTCCATATTCTTCCAACTCCTTTATTGTAAATTTCTGTAAACATACAGATTCAAGATATAATTCAAGAACCTTGTTCAAAGTTCTATATTTTGCGTATACTTCGCAAAGTTTACATTTTTTAATTGATTCAAAATCAACTTCGTTTATATTTTTTTCAGTACAATTTTCAATCAATTTCCTGCAATGCTTTCTTTCTTCAAGACCATCAGCAATTGTCCGATAACCGAAAATCTTTTTAAGTAATTTTTTAGTTCGTTTCTGAATATCCGAACAATATACATCAACTATTTTCACATTTACACCTCACTGTTTATTATAGATTTTCAGATTCAAATTCTTCTATCAAAGTTTTAACATTCTTTGAATTAACCATTGTTCCATGAATAAATACAAATTTACCCTTTGCTTTTTTATAGTAACTACTTCCACAATATCTAAAATGTGCTTTTCTAAAATGAGGTGTAACTGTATAACCACTACTTGATAATTTTACATTTTCCTTAACAACATCATTAGCTGATAAAATAAACTTTTTAGATTTATAACTATTTGAAATAAATCCTTTAGGTAATCCGTTTCTAACACAATCTGGAAAACATTCCATATACATTATTGTATTCAACATTAACTGCCAAACTTTCAAATCCATTTCATCAACATCAGACTTTGGATTTTTAAGAAAATCATTTGAACTATTTATCTGTGCATAATTTATCCCCTCAATATAATCAAGTGTTAAAGTATCATCATCTTCAACAAAAACCGAAAATGTATATCCTTTATCCGTATTAGGTAAATGTAAACAAATTACAAATTGCTTTTTTTCTTTAGCAATCTTTTTTTCAGTATCAGCAATAAAGACAGTTTCTGAATTATCGCTAATATATTTTTTAATTCCTTCTAAATCTTTCACATTTAAATTTTCCAAAAATGTCAAAAGATTTTCAGTTTCCACAAAAATATGAAGCGACTTTCCCAATAAATCAGCACTAAATATTCCGTTAATTGCACCAATAACAGTTTTAACATCAACATCATCACAAAGAGAACACCGCTCAATCTCAGCCAATTTTTGACTAAAAATCATTTGTCTGCAAATTTCAAAATCAAGCCCACTTTCTTTTTGCAAAAATTTAATGTCATTTTTATCCAAATTATTATATAACGAATATAATTCAGTAAGACATTTACTATATTTTATTTTTGTTTTCATACGTCTATACCTCCAACAATTCCTCTACAACTTCCTTTAATTCAGGCTCAAAATCATTACGCTTCATCATCGCCTCAACATTCGCAAGGAAATCAAGTGAAACACCTTTTGTCTTTTTTAATTTATCCACAAAAGATTCAATCCTTTCATTACGCTGATTTTCCTGCAAAATGTATGAATCATCTATTAAATCTTCATTATCAATTATAGGAATAAACTCAACAATATTTTTATCTGTATCAACAAAATAAACCCCGCATTGATAATCTTTCATATCGCTTGCCTGCCTAAGCAAACAACCGCTATTTACAACGTGTCTACCCTTTTTTTCATAATGAAAGTTATGATGATAGTCACCCGTAAAAATCCATTTTGCGGTCGGGTATTTTTCAAGCAGGGATTCAGGAGTCTCGCAATCTACAAAGTCGGGTTTGTCTTCCTGCGGGATGGTCAAAGTGTGAATGAACATATAAGGCATTTCCAATCTTTCTTCATCAAAATTACCCGCTGAAAATTCATCAGAATAATCTTCAATCTTAAATATGTTTTCACTATTAAAAAGAACCCCAATTGCTGATTTATCAAGATTTTCTGAATTGTGATATGGCAAGTCGTGATTACCAGCAAGAATATACAAACCGCCTGCACAATCAGCCAATTTCTGCACCATACTTATACATTCAAAACTTGTATCTGAATTAGAATGGAATATATCACCAACTACCATTATTGGAGCATCCTTATCTTCAGATATTTTAAGTATCTGCCTTAATGCTTGTCTTTGTGTTTCCAACCAGTCATTGTCAACCCTGCAACGAGGTCTTGTTGCCCTTATGTGCCAATCTGCCGTTATTATCGCTCTCATAATTACTCCTTATTCAACCAATCCATTGCCCTCTGCTTTGCGTATTCGTCAGAATTGTTAAGCAAGTCTTGAATAATTGTCTTTGCATATTCAAGACTTTCTTCCCTAGGCAATGCTCCCGTAATATAACCGTTTACAAAAATCGGTCTATCTATCATAGATGTACATTTCCACTGTATAGTGTTTGTAGCTTCTTTTCTTAAACTTTCCTCTGTCATTTCACCTTCCCCTCAAAAAATTTTCCATTCGTCCATTTCAATTGGTCTATTACAACAAGGACAAATTGCAGGCAATTTCCCCTATGTATTTATATTCAACAAATCTTACCTTATCCCCAAATCGGTTTTCTGAATTTCTTTCAACATTCTGAATAACATAACCTTCATTACGCAACGTATAAATTATTGCTGATAACCTTGTTGCACCAAATTTTTCAAAAGCCTCCATTGAAGTTATGCTCTTATTTTCCTTGAGATATTCAAGAATTCTTCCCGTATTTCCACTATGCTTTTTCATGTTTGCCTCCCTTGCATATATTCATAGGATTACCGCACAAAGGACAAATTGCAGGTAATTGCTCCTGCAAACACTTAATATCTGCCACACTGTTTTCAATGTGCATTTCCTGAATTCCATAATTATAAATTGATTGTTCCAAATCCTTAACTTTTACTTCCAATTCATCTGTATTAAAACTTTCAATTTTTGCAATAAGTTTCTTTTCTTCAGTAAAATCAGGATATTCCTTTATACTTTCAAATTCATCAATGCTTTCAGCCAACTGAGCGACCTGCTCGCCTAACTCCGTAGACCTCTGCATCCATTCCTCAACCTCAGCAACCAACTTCTTCTGCTTTTCCAAATCAAAAATTCTTTCTGAGCAGGATTCATAATCTGATAGTGATTTTTCAAGAAACATTACATCACTTTCAATCTGATTTTTACGGTTTGAAACACGCTCATATTTTTCAATCAATATTTCAGCATCATCAAGCCATTCAAAAGCCTGCAACTTATCTTCACAATCTTTAATTTGTGCCTGAACATTTTTAATATCATTTTGTGTTTTTCTTCTTGTTGCTTCAGCATTAGTTAAAACCCTATCAATAACATCAAGCCTTACAACCTTATTAAAATATTTTGCAACTTCACCACTAGATTTTGAAAGAAGAAAAGGCTCATCAAGTTGTTTCTGAATGTTGGTATCAGATAAACACAAAGCCTGCTCCACTTCAGCAGGAACATCAGATTTTACAACATCAAGCACCTTACCATTCACAATGTACTGATTATCATTTTTAGTTCTTTTTCTTGTTACAGTGCCAAAATCATTTTCAACTGTAACTGTCATTTCACTTTTCAAATCACCTTTATCATTCAATGCCCAATGACTTGCAAGTGTATCAATTCCCAAAGGTCTGTTATATCTTGCCCAATACAAGCCTCTAAGAATTGCTGATTTACCATTATTAGATGAACCAACAATTACATTTATTCCCTTATCAAAATCAAGCCTTGTATTTTCATGTGATTGAATATTTTTAAGTTCAATGCTTTTAATCATCAATAACTCCTATACCTTAATTATAGGAATTTAAAATAAAAAAAAGGCACTGATTTTATTCAGTGCCTTTTCAATCACAAATCAAATAATGGTGAATCAAAATAATCTTGTTGCTTTCCTAGCACAAAATCACAAATCCAATTTCTTGCATAATCTGAACTTATCATAGACCTTTCTTCTGAACACAAGCCCGCTCTACTTGCCATTTTACATTTCATTATTATTTTTTGCTCTTTATCTTTCTGATAACTAAATCCGTTTGTAGGTTCACAATTCCAAAACCAATAAGCCGTAGGTTTCTTGAAATAATCACCACGCTCCATTCTATTCATATCAACAACATCAGGTGCTTTCAAAAAATTACCTTTAAGAAAAGTTTGTTCACTCCACGGATTCTCAAAAACCATTCTGATATTTTTATCTAAGCATACTGCAACAAATTTCACCAACCTATCAAAATATTCTTTACGGTTATCAGACCTTTCCAAAATCTTTTCAATTTTTTCCCTAACAGTTAAACATCTATAATTTACATTTGTAAGATAAAATGCCGTTTGTGACATAGCACAAAAATAAATGCAAGGATAAAAAGCAACAATCAAATCATCACTTTTTATCTCATCAAATACGGATTGCCCCCCCCCTATATGCTTTATCAATTTCTGAAAATAAATCCATAACAAAATCAGTTTCACCAAAATTGTTTTGAATATCATAATCCATTGCATCAATTCCCAATTTCTTGAATTCATTTTTGAATGTTCCTGATTGTTCAAAGAAACAATGCACTTTACCTTTAATTTCCATTATTTTTTCACCACCATTGCTTTTACCCTAAACCCTGCACGATATAACTCATTTTGCAGTAAACAAACCATCTGCTCATTATTTGATAATTCACCCAATCCACCACAATCCAAAACTGCATGAATCCACTCATGTATCAAAATTGATTCTTTCATTTCTTTTGGCATATCCTGATTTATCGTTATAACTGCCATTTTTGAATCACTCCTGCCCATTGAAACATCAGTTCTTGAATTGCTTTCTACTTCCTTATAAAGAAAAGGAACACCACACACATCAACATAAACATCTTTTTCAATCAAACTCATTTTATTTTATTTCCTCCCAATGCCCTTTATGTTCATCTTCATAACAATCTTCACCTGCATTGTAATCAACCCATTTCATTTTCCCTTGCTTTACTTTTTCAAGCAAATCTTCCAATTCAGTAATTCTTTCAACTGCACTCTTACATACACTTGAAACAACAACGCAACAAGTTGGTGTAATCTTGTTTTTGTTTTCCTCAGCACATTTCAACAACGCACCTTTAATTTGCATTCTTTCTGAATCTGTCATTTTTTCTTACTCCTATCACCAGTGTATTTATCTTCATCATCTTCTTCAAGTTCAATTTCACATTCATTATCAAACCTGCTATCAGTGATGATACGACCAATTCCAAAACATTGTGTACATACTGCCTGCCTGAATTCCTGCTCACCCTCACGAACCGCCAATTGTTTCAGCCTTAAAATACCATTTTTCTTTTCAATTTCAGTCTGATTAAGTGAGACCATGCTTGTAACATGGGCAAGTTTGCGAATATCCTCGGCTATGTCCGTTGCATCTACATTCTTACCGATGCTCGCTCTTCCTGATTGCGATGCAGTGAATACAACACACTTTCTTTTTTGTGCCATACCCCTAAGCCTTTTCCAAATACCGTCAATCTGATTTCTATAATCACCTTTTTCACTAGGCATCATAATATCAGCATAATCAACAATAATTACATCAGGAACATAACCATCATTCTGCACAAGATTTTCAATATCCATATCAAGCATTTCAACACTTTCAGAATAAGCAGGAACGGCAAGAACCCTTATGTCACCACCCCTGAACATTCTTTTTAATTGTTTCTGCTTTTTCTGAATTTCTGAAATATCAACTGCCTTTCTACTAATCGTCTTATGCTCAACAGTCCATTTATCACCATCAGATTCAAAATATGGATAATCCAATTCTTTGTCTTCATTCACCTGCCCACTCATACAAGTCCAATATCTTTTCAACATTTGCGATTCAGACATTTCAAGTGAACAATGTAAAACTTTCAGACCATTCATCATTGCGGTAACACCCGCATCAATCAATGCCCAAGTATTATGAGATACCGTTGTATCAGCAAGCAAAAATTTATGGTCACCATCAAGAACAAAACCGTAATAATCATCTTCACCAACTGATTCAATTTTGAATGAAAAAGTGTTATTCAATGAAGAATACTTCTTTGAATCCTTTAATTTTTTTCTTTCAAGCAAACAAGGAATTTTTGACAATTCACCCGTTATCTTGATAATCCAAGATTTTTTCCACCCATTTGTTTCAACATACATTCCCTTATAATTTTTACACTTTTCATTAAAAGTTGTTCTAAATCCTAATTGCTGACATAGAGTTTTGACATCATTTGCCAATCTTTCATTCATCAAGTGAATTTCTATACATTTACCGTCTTTTGACGCATATCCATCTGTATCAACAATTCCAGCAAGCAAATCCAGCCTGTTTTCCTCAGAATCAATCAAATAATCATCGGGAATATGCTTGTTATTAAGCAAACCCAAATTCTTTAATTCTGTAAGCATAACGGAATGGTCATTTTCACCACGCTTAAAAGTGATTGTTTTAACCCCATTCCTTTTATCCTCAGAAACACTTACTTCATCATGGGTATTCAGACATTCAGACTTGCAACGCTCAATAATTTCCAAATCAGTAGTCGTTATATCAGCCCTGCATGAAGTTCCATCACCAAGCCACGCACCAAGCATATATGGTGATACTTTATGCAATTTCTCGTCATAATCACACTTCACCCTGAACAACTTTAATCTTTTTTTCTGATAATCTGAAAGTTTCAAATAATCATAAACTGAAATTTCAATTTCTTCTTGTTTCAACAAATTATTTTCATTGTATTTTGTAAATTCACCGTTTTTATGACCATCTTTTCTAATCTCTTTAATTTCAGATTTTTCACGCTCCCAAGCATTCTTCAAAACAAGAATATGGTCGCCATTACAAGTAAAATCAATATCAGGTTTCTTATTCTTGCACAATGGATTCACGTTAGAAGTTACACGGAACATTTCAGCATGACCCCTAGTTGTTGATAATACATTTCTAGCAGTAGAATCAACACCCATTAATTTGTCACCCTTTACAATATCCTGAACTTCTTTAATTGAACCATCAGCCATAAGAATTTTAGTCCCATAACTTAGGCACTTGCCCCTCTTCATCGGTGCAAGAAAAGCGATAAAATCTTCCCTATGTACCTTGCCAATAACCGCACCATAAGCACCTTTGAATTCAAGCAATAAATCATCTTCTTTTGTGAATGAACTTACAAGTGCATCAGAATTACCAAGCACACTTACAGACTTACCGCTTTCTTTTTCCACACCCCTGAATTTCGTTATGAGATTTTCAGCCTTACTAACATCACCGCTTGTTAAATAAGCATCAATATCTGCATTCAAATTCTGCAACTGTAATTTTTTAAGATAATTCACTGCCTCCTGCAAGGCAAAATCAACATTGAATTGACTTACTGAATCATAATCTTTATCAAGCCTTTGAATAAAGGTTAAAACATTATCCTGCAAAGCCTCATCAGAAATTTCTTCACACCTTGCACGGTATAATTTAAGAATATCTTTTTCAGGTGCTTTCTTAAAATTGTTATAAAATTCTTTTACCCAACCCGCAATAATTCTTGCATATTCAACCTGCAATAATCTAGGATTAAGAACGGGAACAATTTCCCTGCAAAACTTATCGGAAACGATAATTCCAATAAGTAAATCACGCTCATTCAGCGTATTCAATCTTTCCCTACGCATTTTATCCTCAATTTATTCTAGGATTCAAATATTAAATAATTTGAATTCATCCTCTTTTTCTAATCTATAACCAATTCTGCGATATTCATCATAAACAGGTTTCCAAATCATTTCACACTGTTTCCTTTCAGCAGGTAATAAATTGGTCATAATCATCAATTGTTCCTGCAACTTTGGATTATACGGACAACCCTTGCAACCAGTTCTTTCAAAATTAAAAGGTGGATAATACAGTTCGCATAACTCGATATTATTCCGCTTTATAAACTCATTTACAAAGTTTTCATCACAGGGAAACAATGGGTGAAACTTTTTAAGTTCTTTGCATTTATCATCTGCAAAAACCGCACAACCTTTCAGCGTTCCTCTTAGTCCACCTTCGCCTTGTCGCATCCCTGTAATAGTAATTGTCTTTCCGTTTTCTTTGCTCCACTTCTCCGCTATTTTCTTTTTAAGTTCAAAACAACACTTGTTTGATACTTTAATCTTGAAATCATTTGTGAACTGATATTTTAATTTTTCTGGACATTCAAATCTGCCACCTCTATTTAGATACCTGTTCACCGTTTTTGTAGTTCCGCTATTTTGGAACGTAGATAAATACAAACTGTGTTCTTTGCTCTTAAAAGGATAACCCACTTTATTAAGCATATCCTTTATATTTACCCCAGAATTGACAATAATGATTCTCTTGTCTTTTTCCGCAAGTTTCTTTACATAATCAAATACTGCTTTGTATTCAATCCCTGTATTAAAATACACTCTTGGAATCTGATTGTTTGGTAGTGCCATATCTATAAGATGATGAACCACAGTTGAATCTTTTCCACCTGAAAATGCTACATATGCATTATTTTCTAAATCATACATCTGATTTATTGACTTTATTTTCGCAATTCTATCCTGCAACATAAACTCATTTTCTGTCATTAAAACACCACCTTATTTATGTCATCAAATGTTAATTTTTTTATAACAATCAATCATATCAGATTTATCTGCACATTCAGCAAGGCTTGAATTAAGGATTGGAGCAACCTCACGACAGAACTTGTCTGAGGTTATCAGGCTAATCAATAAATCCCTTTCATTAAATGTGTTGAGTTTTTCCCTACGCATTATTTCAATCTACCTGCAATAAATCTTTCTTTTAAATTATAGAATCAGCATTAAAAAATTAAATCATCTAACTTAATTTTCTTTTTCTGATTTTTCAAACCCCTCAATTCATCAACTGTACCACAATTAACAATTCTTGAATCAATATTATGTTCTGCACAAGCCTCTTTCACAAACCAAGCAAAAGGAGCAAAACACTGCAAAGAACGCTGAACATCTACAGTGGTCGGGGAAATCTGAACATTCCTGCTCTCACAATATTCTGCAAATTTCTTTACCAAATCAGCACCGCTAGAAATCCAATATCCTGCATTATCAATCTTACAAACTTCATCTCCCCATTCAACCATATTTTTAATGTTTTCCCAAAATGTACCTGCTGACATATTTTTATTCATATCATACAAAACATTACCATATTTTTTTACTTTACCTGATAATTCATTATAAATCCTATCAGCCTTATTTTCACTCAACTGCTCACTAACTTTATTAGGTTCTTTCAAGCACAATATAAACTGACTTTGAGGCTCACC